CATAGAACGAGCGTCCGCCAGTCTGCTTTCTTCGGCTCAGTCGGCCATAGCGCGATGCCAGCAAGTGCTAGATTGCAGACCCCTAACGCAATGATGATGATCTTCATGCGATTCATGCCTTGTATTTTCGCACTTGCTCGACCAAGGCATCAATGTCGCGGATGAAATCGTTCACCGCTGATTCGATCTTGGCGATGTAGGCTTCATCGCGTTCGATACGTTGCCGGTACATCGGCATCTTCGGGTAGTAGCAGCACAAGTCGATCCACTTGCGGCCCGTGACCCAGAGATTGCCCTGCACTTGCGGCAGATGCTTCGACCCCACGCCATCGCGGATGCGCTGGATCAGCAAATGCGGTGCCTGCCGCTTGATCTCCACCATGCCGTCATCACCGATCAAGCCGTCAGGGCTGCACCCGACACGGCCAGCAGAGATAAAGCCGACTTGCTGGACCTGTTGGTTGAATAGCATGGCGTAAAGATCGCGGGCCTCCTGCTCGACCTCGTTGCCGTGTTCCATCGCGGCGTTCTTGTAGGTCTGCATCGGTTCTTCGGTGAGGACTTCGCCTGCGACCTGACGTAGATATTCGTCGCGCACCTTGCCTTCGCCCTTCGCCATCACATCGGAGAAGCGGGAGGCTGTCACCCGGCCACAACGAGCCTGAAGCCAGCCATCCGTTCCCTGTGGATTGTTGTCGATTTCGATCATTTGTCCACCTTCTTCTGTTTGATCCAAGTCAGGGCTTCCTTGAAGCGCCGCGCGGGCAGATCGGCCATCTTCTCGATCCGCGCCGTAGCGCAGAATTGTTCCTTGGTAATATCGGCAAACTCGCAGGCAGCAATCAGTTCATTGAGTTGTTCGCCGTTGATAATGGCATCGCGGCCACGCAGCCCATCGTCATCCTCGCCCTCAACTTCCAGATCGAGAACGATGGTTGTCGAGTAGCGACGGCCGTATTGAAGCGCGCTGCCAATTGCCTGCGTGGCGTTCTTGCTGCCGGTAGGATCGGGCGGAAGCGGCACTGAGGCGGTGACTTCATGGCCGAGCTTGTGTCGCAGGATTGCCGTCACCGCCACCTTGCCGTCGCCGCTGGCCTCTGACTTGTGATTGATCGTGAAGCCGTGCTTGTGCAGGATCGGCTTAGTGACACGCTGCAAATCCTCATAACGGGCATAGGGTGTCCGCTGGACCTCGCGCCCGCCCTTCTCGATCACGATCATGCCGTTGCGCCTGATCTTCGGAAGCTCTGGCGACATATTGAAGAACGCTAGATCGAAAGCATCCTTGGCTTCCTCGGCTTTGAGTTGGCTACGGATTGCCAATAGCTCCCGCATCTTCTCAGGGTTTACGCTTGGATCACGCGCGGCATTGCCGATGAATGCCAGCATGTCGTGGGCCGATCCAGGCTTGCCGACTGGCTTCGGCTTGTGAACCGCAACCTCGGTGGAGGCTTCGGCTTTCTTGCCGCGGCGTTTCTTCTCTGGCGTAGGGCCGAGCAGATCAGGTTGTTCGTTCATTTGTCACCTATTGGAATCATCATGGGTAGAGGTCGAAGCATTATTTCGATGCGTCTGTTCTCAAGGATTGCGAGTTCTTGCGCTGTCAGCCCGTAAGGGCCGCGCGGCGTGAGGCCCACCGCCGCGCGATCAGCATCAGGGATTAGTTCAGCCCCACTTTCATAGAAGGTTTCCATGAGATCGCGACTTGCATCGCGATGTAAATTACGATCTGCATGGGCACATATATATTTCCCAAGAATGTGCATGATCTGTGAAGTGATTTGGCTTGCGCGATAACGACGCAATTCAGGAACCATTTTCATTGTCGGTTCCCAAATCGCGCGTTGATAAGCTTCGATTGCGATCCGCGCGATTTCTAATGATGAAGGATCGCCGGGAATGTCCGCAATCTCGGTGGCGACTTGTTCAACGATGTCCGTCATGGCATCAGCCTGTGTTTGTCCCTGCGATGCTGATCGCGATCACGTTCATTTCCGAAACTTGCCTCGCATCCTTGATGCCCGCACTGGATCGGTCCGCGATCCTTGGCGCGTTCTCTGGCGAGGATACGGGATAGTTTGTTGTGGCTGTCGCGTTGATGCTTTTTCATGTCGGCATCGGTGGCGAATGGCCGCGTGCAGATGGGGCAGTAGTGGAGCAGGATGGTCATGCGCCCGTGGCCTTGGCGATTGCCTCGTTGATCTTGGTCATGCAGTCGCAAGGAAAATGCTTGTTATCGCCGTTCGCATTGCGGACGAATTGCAGAGCAGCGAGCATGGCAGGCGCGGCGGCCTCTAAACGCAATTTGCGCGCGTGAGCATTGGCTTCGTTGCGAGCCTTGATCGCAGAGGATTTTGTTTTACGAACAAGAAAATTTGCTGGTTTGGCAGGGTGGGAGACAAGCCAAAAATCGCCATGTTTCTCAACCGTCCAATCGGGAGAGTGCTGGTCTGCCATTCAAGCCTCCCGCCGCAAGCGATCCAGTTCATCGCGTTGCTTCTGCATTTCAGCGGCCATCAGCAGCCGACATGCCATCGCCGCTGCGGCCTCGGCTAGTAAGGCAAATGCGCGGGCGTATTCGACCGGATGCTCCATCCGCTCATAGTGGCCCATTTGCAGCCTGTGGCCGAAGTCTTGCATTTCACTCAGCAGAACTTCGGCAGACTTGAAACAGGCAATAACCTCTGCGTCCGTCACCTTCGGTGTTTTAGCCACGGCTAGTTCCTCGCCACATAAGCCGCGCGCGCGCCCTTCACCGTGACGAACTCTCCGTCATCGGTTTCGATGTAGCCGACAGCATCGGGTTCGCATTCGTGGTAGCCGCACATGACTTGAGTAATCCAAGGCATCCGGTTAACGAGCGGATCGAATGCGGTGCTTGCCAGAACGGCGTGGGAATTGGCGTCGTGGAGATAGATGAAGGTCATTGGGCTGGCCTCTCGATATGGCGCAGCGCGTCGATGCGCGCGGCAAGATCATCCAGAGCGCATTCGCCTACAGCCTTACCATTGAGCACAATCCGCGCCATTGATCCGGCGCCATAGATCGACACCATGATCCCGTCAGCACTGCTCCAAAACTTGTCCGACCAATGCGACTCCGAAAAGCCAAGCTTACGCATGAGGGCGTAAACTGGTTCGCGTGGGCCACCGATTGGGTATTTGGATTGGGTTACTGCCATTTCGACCTCCAGTCGGCTCGGAATTGAGCGGCACACGGATAATGGGGAAGTCCCATTAGAGTGTCAACAACATTCTTCACGAAACTGTTGAATAGTCGGATTTCCCAAGATATAGCGGTTCCATGAAATATGAACCACTATTCCGCAGCAACCTCCTGATCCTGGCCCGCGCCTACGCCAAGGCCACAGGGTTTAAGCTCACCACCATTTCAAACAAGATAGCGGGGGATTCGAGGTTTTTCCCCGATCTGGTCGGGCGCAAGCCGAAGGGCTTTTCAGTCGGTGTTTATGACCGGGTGATAGCCAATTTCAGGGCCGCATGGCCGGAAGGCGTGGCGTTCCCCGAGATTAGCGAGCCGCAATGATGTTCCGCATCGGCGAGCCCGTCCTCTGCATCGACGCCCGCGAAAGCGATGGCTTGCTGACGCAAGGTGCCTGTTATCGAATCACCGATATTCGCGGCGATTTCCTTGCCATTTGCGCGGTAGGCGGGCGATACTGCGGGTTCTGGAAATTCAGGTTCCGGCCCGCGCCTTCAATCGAGGGATTGCGGGCGCTTCTCACAACCAAGGAGGTTGAATATGGCACGACCGAAAGGCTCCAAAAACAAGACAAAGCCAGCCGCCAAGGCCAAGGCTGTAAAACCACCGAAAGAGCCTGCTGCTGAGGTCGGTCCTGCCGGCCAAGCCCGCAAGGCCATATCGCAGGCCAGCCTCAAGAGCCTGATGAAGTCCTGCGCCAGCTTCAAGGCCGAGGCCGATTCGTCCAATGGTTCGATGCGCGAGAAGATCGCCTATGCGGTCGAGCACAACCATCTGAACAAGGGCGTTTTCGCCCTGATTCGTCGGTTGGACAAACTCGAAGCTGAGAAGCTATTGATTTTCTTGGAGGATTTGGAGCTTTACCTCGATTTCAGCGGTTTGAACGACCGCGCCGATTCGGTCGGCAAGCTTCCCTTGGAAAGCCCAGAGAAGCCCGCTGATGCGGAAAACGAGGACGAAGGCACCGACCCTGCCCCCGAGGCTTCCGAAGGCAACGTGACGCGGCTGAAGCCCGCTGCGGCCTAATGGCGCGTTGGTCTGAGAAGCAGCTACAGGACTATCAGGGGCGCCGCAGGTTCGGCGCCCTTCGACCATCTACAGTGGTGCTGGACGCAAAGCCGGAGACAACGCGAGACGAATCGGACGAATCGCGCCGAGGCCGAACAGTGGGTTCGATTCCCGCGACCACTGCCAAGTCCCGCTATTACGCGCTCGGGCGGTTGCCCACAGGTAAGATGAACGGCCTCGAAAGTTCCTACGACAAATATCTGTGGGAATTACGGGCGGCGGGCGAGGTGCTTTGGCACAAATTTGAGGGCATTAAACTGAGGCTCGCGGATAACACGTTCTATACCTGCGATTTCGCCGTGCTGCCGAAATCCGGATTCCTCGAGCTTCACGAGTGCAAGGGCTGGTGGCAAGACAAGGGGCGCGTGAAGATCAAAGTCGCCGCCGAAATGTATCCGTTCAAGTTCATCGCCGTGAAGAAAGCCAAGGGCGGATGGCAGATCGAGGAATTTGGATTTTCCCAATAGACATTCCGCGCCGCTTCCATTACATCGGATTTAGTTAGTCGCTTCGCGAGTGCCGCCGCTTGAAGGTGCTGCGTCAGCGGCGGATGCTCGGGGCTTAGATGGCTGATCCATTCCACGATCTACCGAAAGGACACTTCGGGGCGATCCTCTGTGACCCTCCATGGCATTTTCAGGTTTGGAAAGGTGCGTTTAGCGCGAATAGTATTTCGGGCGCACGATCCGCCCGCGCACCTGAATACAACACAATGAGAGAGGCCGAATTAGCTGCGCTTCCGGCATCGGAATTAGCGGCCACTGATTGCGTCCTATTTATGTGGGTCGTTTGGCCGACGCTAGAACAATCGCTTCGGCTGATAGAGAAATGGGGCTTTAAATATAAGACTTGTGCCTTTGCTTGGATCAAGGGCGACGCCACTCAAGTCGAGTTCTTTCAGGAAGAAACAAAAGCGACGATGGGCTTGGGTTATTGGACCCGTGCCAATTCGGAAGTCTGCTTACTTGCCACGCGCGGCAAGCCCAAGCGCCTAAACGCCGACGTTCGCCAAGGCATCATTGCCCCGCGCCGGGAACACTCCCGCAAGCCTGACGGCATCCATGAACGGATCGAGCGGCTAGTTGCTGGACCGTATCTCGAGCTTTTCGCGAGACAAAAACGGGAAGGCTGGACGACATGGGGCAACGAGACTGACAAATTCCGCCCTGCTGATTCGCGCCCAAAGTTCTCCGAGATTTGGGACGAGCCGTTTGCCGCCGGTTCACAACGCGAATAGCGGCCCAATTATGGACTTGACTCCACAAACTACAAAGGCTAGTATTTCCTCACAAATTGAGGATTTCAGCCATGACGACCGACAATAACGCCTTCACCGCCCCGCACTTTTCAAACCACGAATTGGCCCGCAAATGGCTTGAGGGGCAGCGTTGGCCGGATGGCCCGATCTGCTCCCATTGCGGCTCTATAGGCCGCGCCTATGCCCTAAAGAAGGCGGGCTGGTATCGGTGCGCCGAAAAAGAATGCCGCAAGGATTTCACGGTCACGACAGGGACCTTGATGGAGCGTAGCCACATCGCCCTGAACAAGTGGCTGATGGCCTTCTACCTGATGTGCAGCAGCAAGAAGGGCGTTAGCGCCCACCAGCTCCACCGCGCGCTGAACGTCGATTACAAGACGGCTTGGTTCCTTTGCCATCGCATCCGCGAGGCCATGCGGGACGGCGGTATGGGTCCGCTGGGCGGACCTGGATCAAGTGGCATCGTTGAGGCCGACGAAACCTATTTCGGACAGGTGGCGGAAGCGAAACGCCGTACCACAACGACCAGCGGACGGCCGTTCATCAAGCCGGGCAAGCGCGGTGGCCCTGCGAACAAGCGCGCGATCTTGTCATTGGTTGAACGTGGCGGTCGGGTCCGCTCATTCCACGTTCCGACTGCCGATCAGGCAACCGTCGAAAAGATCGTGATCGAAAACGTCGCCAAAGAGAGCAAGCTGCACACTGACGAAAGCAGGCTCTATTGGAACGCTGAGGATCATTTCGCCGAGCACGAGACGGTGAATCACACCAGCAAGGAATACGTGCGGACCAAGTTCTACTGGAAGGATGGCAAGCCGCACGAGGACAAGGTTCATACCAATTCAGCGGAAGGGTTCTTTTCGATCTTCAAGCGCGGAATGCGCGGCATCTACCAGCACTGCGACGAAAAGCATTTGCACCGCTACTTGGCAGAATACGACTTCCGCTACAATCACCGCGTTGCACTCGGCTACGGCGACATCGATCGCACCAAACTTGCGATCAAGGGCATCGAGGGCAAGCGCCTCACCTATCATCAAGTTGGTCGCGCCTGATTTCGACCGCTTCGTTGCGCGGGTGCAGCGGCGCTGGCGGCTTAGATCGCCGCTCTTGTTCCAGCCGGTTCAGCTTGAATTGCCGTTCGATGATGACCGGGATGGACACTGACGCCCATCCCCGCCGTCGCTATCCTAGTAGATGCCAAGCCAAACTAGGGGAGCAAACATGGATGAGAAATCCTTGAAAGCCGAAATGCGAATAGTCGCGCTCGAATACATGGTCATGAATGTTTACGTACTGCTCCATCGTCTATTCCAGACTCCGCCTGAGTTGATAAAACAGACGAATGAGAAGGCGAGGGAGATGTTGAAACGACAAACCATCCCGGGATTAGATGCCGTATCATCCGATCTAACCGCTTCCGAATTGCAGACCGCCGTTGAAAAGTTGATAGGCGGGATAGAAGAGATGTTGGGATTGGTGAAAAAGTAACTTTGAAATCTTGCATGATGACAAGCGCCTCCGTCGCGCGTATAAGGATGACGCGCAAGGGCACTTGCGGATGGTTTCAATCGGCTCGGACTGCCATCCGGGCCGATTTGTTTTTAAGTTACCAGTGAAAATATTTTATCAGCACGTAAACAACCACGCCGCCTATTACGAAGTAGAGCAACTTAAGATTTTTGATCCCCTGTCTATTCTCATGGGATTGTAGTTTGGCTTGCTGCACTTCGTCGCTGTCATTGCGGTCTATGCCAGCGGGGCCTTCAAAATCTAATTCTATGTGCCCGTCAGGATGCACATAGCTGCCGCCCAAAAGGCTGATCTTTCGTTTGATACGCTGCCAAGCGGACAGATGGGACAGGTCCATTCTATTGTCTCAGCTAAGCCGCTTTGCGTTTGCGCCGTTTCTTCGATTGTGCGGGGACGCCCTTTTTGCCCATACTCTTGATCGGCTTGGGCGGGGATTTCAGAGCGAGGTGTACGAGCTTTTTGAAGCGTTGTTGTGCCTCTTGCTCAGTATATTGATCGGCTTTTGTCATGACCGCACACCGTGATTTTCCAAACGAAATGAGAACCGTTGGAAAGCTTTTAGTTGACTACAGTAGCATTGAAATCAGTCTCATGCATTGCGTCGCGATGGTTCGGGATGATTTCAATACCACGCTGAAAGCACTCTATTGCATTCGAGGCGAAACGGCGAGGATCAACGTCGCTGAAGCATTGGCCAAACAAAAATATGCTGACCTTGGGTTGGCAGCGGAATTTGATGAAGGCGTTGCTGCGATGCGCCATTGTTTGAAAATCCGCAATCGGTTTTCACACGCACACTGGCATAATCCGCTTGATGGTCTTTGCTATGTTTCTTTAGAAGATTTGGCCGACAGCAACGAAATTGTAACAGACCTGACAAATCTTGATTTCTTTTATTTGGATGAAACATTGCTCAATCGCCAAGCCGCGTACTTTGACCACACTATCCAATGTCTAGCTTTCGTAAATTACGAAGGGCGCAAGAAGGTTCGAAAATTGGAACACAATCCCGTGCAACGGCCAACGCAATTAGAGCGACCACCGCTTTACACTCGGAAACGGGCACATGGCAGTGAGTGAACCGGGAAATCTGAATAGCTATTGCTTCTGCGATCCGGTCCGGTACGTCATCTTCCCCAGGTAGCCGCTGGCCATCAAGAACGGCACGCCAAAACGGGTCGCAAAAAATTCCTTTAGTCTCGGGCGCGCCAGCCTCAGCCTTTCGGTCCGAAGCGGCCCTATCTAGGTCTAGTCCCATGTGGAATCAACTCCATAATTGGGCTAAAATCTCTGACTATCTTGGACTTGTGACCCATGTCCGCAGCAGCCGCAGAAACGCGAAGCTTCATATGCCGTAGCTTCTGCAATTCCAGATTTCTCGCTCGTGTCATGGCGAGAAATACCCGCATGACCATGACATCATCATCCCAAGGCGAACTTGTGAAATAAGCGTGTAAGCCAGCATCGGCCACAACGCGCGCTATCTTGCGCTTCCTATGCCTTCTGAACTCGATTTCTGGGCTTTTATCCCTATGCGTCTTTCCGCTCATGGCCCACCAGAAATGGCCCTGAAATAGGGCCTTTCAAGCAACCACTACCCCTTGCGGTTTGTGGAGTCAACGCTATAATTGGGAATAGCGGGGACAGGGCTTGCGGGGGAACGATTCGGGGCCTAGAAATGTCTCGGCCCGGCAGGCGTGCAGCCTAACCGGGCCAGATCGGATGATGGCTTGGCGGCTAAATCCGACCTAAAAGACGCAAGAGATATGGCTTAGGCTGCATCCAGCGTCAACCCCTAGTACCAAGCCGCCAAGAGGAACCAAGCGAAGTGGGGACAACCCCGATCGCGGATATGGTTGCGGCGATGCTGGAAAAGAACATCCCGGCTGACGTGATCGTGCTGGCGGTTCGGACTGCGGAGCAAGCGGTAACACTGGTAACGGCGTTACCGGCTGCGTTACCACAAACCCGCTCCCGCAAAGCCCTTAATCAGTCTGCATATCGAGAAAGAAATAAGCAAAAACAAACGGTTGGTGTCGCCATGGCCGCCAACCCAAAGCCGGTAACGCAGCCGGTAACGAACGGTAACGCCGTTACCAGTGCACCACTCTCACTTTCTTCCTCTCTTACTTTCTTTGGAAGTCCACTTACTGAAGAAAACAAGAAGGAAGAAAAAAAGGAAGTAGATAGGAAGGTAGTTGTGGAAGGGCGCAAACGCGGCGCGCGACTTCCTGATGACTGGCAACCTTCTGAAGTCGATATTCAATTTGCGCGTGGTGAGGGTTTAACGGCGCGACAAACTAAAACCGAAACCACCAAATTCCGCAATTATTGGACAAATAGAACTGACAAATTGGCTGCAAAACCACGGTGGGATTTGGCGTGGCAGAACTGGATTCTAAACATCAGAAAGGAAACTAACGGAAATGGACAATCCGTCATCGCAGCCGCAGACCGGCTCAACGAAAAACTCGCAGCATTCCAACGCGACGACTTGCTCACCGATCTACGCGGGGGAGCGGGCGCGGTTGATGTTCGGATGCTACCGCCGCGATCAAGCCGCTGATGCGGATACCTACACCGCCGCAATAACAATGGTGCTAGCGCATTATTCCGCTGAGGTAGTGAAGGCTGTCACCGATCCTTACGGTGGGATACCATCGCGCAAGACTGAAAACGGTTGGTCTGGATTGCCCGATGTGGCCGATGTCAAAGAGGCTTGCGAGGCCGAAGCGGCGCGTCTCGATCGGCTGGCAGAATACGCAAAACACCGGACGCCATTGCGGCGATTGAGGGCACCGCCTGCCGGTCCGGGAGCTTTCGCAACCATCCTCGTGAAACCCGATTCGCCGCAATATGAGCGATTGAAAGCACTCACCGCTGATGCCGATCACCGCGAATGGAAAGTGGACGATCAGGGCTTATGGGTCGCCTATAGCTGGCTGGTTGAAAGCAAAGGGCCGATGAAGCGATTCAAACCTTTCAGCGACGATCAACTCCGCAATATCTACGGCACATCGCCAGCGCGCGAACTGCTCGAGCAAACAGCGGGCGAAGGCGAAATTTGATACTAGCCCTTGTGGAAATCACAGCTATCAAAGCTATCCACATTGTCAGGTAAGCGATTCTGCCTTAAATGTTCCTGCATCCGAGGCGTAGCGCCTCCCGCGCAACTCGGGCAGAGCGCCGAGCCGGTATTCATCGCCCCCGATTAGCTGGTTCGGCGCTCGACATTTGAGGAAAGGCGGAAATGGGCCAGAAGTTCAACGCAGGCGAGCGCATCTTGATTGAGGCGACGGTTACGCCAGATCAACGCTGCGTCATGGTAGCCCCTGGCGTGGAATTGCCGCTCGCTGCGGTCGAAATCCTGACCTATCCAGAAGGCGCCACAGCCCCGCTGATGCTTTTCTTCGCTTCGCCCGAGGAGCGGGAAGCCTTTGCCGAGGATTTCGCATCCTGGCCGGGCGTAGAGGCTAGGGAACTACCGTGAGCGAGCATAACCCGGACCTTTATGGCAAGGGCGTCAAGGTGAAGCCTTCCAAGGAGGCCAGACGCCAAGCCATCGGCGGGAAGGTCGGCATCGTCGTAAGTCGCTATCCGATCTATCAATTAGTTTCCGTCAAATGGGACGGCAAACACACCAGCGAACGATGGCATGTCGATTTACTCAATGTGGTGCGATGAAAGTCGGCGACCCGATCAAATACCGTTCCCTAGGCGTCGGGATATTCCCCGGCGTGGTGGTAGGGCTTAGGGAGGATGGCTCGGTCGATGTCGAACTGATGCCGTCGCAGGTGGTCAAGAACCCGATCACACTGACGAAAGTGATCGTCGCGGACAAGGAAGGTTCATGCCGCCGCGGGCAATGCTTTATGGCGAAGCCTTAACGGTTCCGAAAGGTTTGGCTGCGACGATGGCCCTTCAACCGAAGGAGCCAACATGATCCGTCATCTAGCCGAGATTTCTTCGATCACGCTTTTCGTTTGCACGCTTTTGATTTGGGTAGCGATTATCGAAGTCGTTTGGCGTTGAGCCTGCGGCAGTACGAGGTGATAGCCATCACCGCCTTTGCGGCCTGAAACTATCTCAATGCCGATGACGGCGACATGAACTTTCAACCGCCGCATTGTCATATAGATCGTAGATGATGTCGCGCTATTCTTGACGTGGGCATAAGCCAGATTGAGGATTCGATCCATGGTGAGGTTCGGCACTTGTCGCCAGAGCAAGTCGAAGATGTCGGCTTGCAGCCAGCAACCGGATAGATCGACCTGACCAAGCGGCGTGGAGACTATCCGCCGCGGCTTATCCCAAAAGGTCTGTGGCTCGAGATTGCCCCCGCAACATGGACAGCGATTTTGCATGATTTCCCCCGCGACTAAGACTGTGGAAAACGCTAGTCCACAAGCTCGAGCCGTGTCAATTGGGAAAATCCAAAAGATGCTTGCGGCGATAAGGGAAGCGGCGTAGTTTTCGGGCATGTCAAACATCCGCCCCCTCCCCGCCAAAGACGCTCAACAATTGAAAGCAGCCCTCGATTCGATCTGGCCGCTATACGGCTATATCATTAACGCGGGAGCGGAAGGCTGCTCGCAATGTAACGGGCATGGCCGGATCGGCCACGGTAAGACTTGGGTTCAATGCCATTTCTGCCGCGGTAATGGCTGGAAGGGCGGGGCAAATCCGTTCAAGAGGGGATCGAAATGAAACCACTGCCTCCTGCTGATAGTCCCGAATTTTGGGAGCGCGTAAATGCTTGGAAGCCCTGGTTCGCATGGCATCCAGTTACATTGCTTACGATGGAAGTGGCGTGGTTGCGTTGGATTGATAGGAGAGAGAATTGTACCGGCTATAGCGGGCGCTACGATTACGCTAATCCAGTCAATTCAGCCAATAATTTTTCGTTGTTCAAACGAATGCAAGAGTTTGAGAGAAACAAGAAATGAACGGATGGAAGCTGGCGCCGTTCGGAGCGGACATTCTCCGCAAAGGCGGCCATGACGACGCATCCGACGACGACATGCTGATTATGGAAATCGTCAAGCGAGCGCCAGGACTATCGAAGGAAGAACTTCAGCAAGTGTTCGTCGCCTGCAGACTGGAATATGGCGAGGATGCTTTGGCTGCGATCAAAAGCGGGCATGTTAAGTTCGAGCCTCATTCTTTTTAAGGGCCGCAAGCAATGCCTCAGATAGTGTTTTTGCGTTCATCGCCCCGGCGCTCTTCAGTTTGACAACGCCGCAATGGCATCATCTATCCAACAATTTATCATGTGAACCTTATTCTCAACTTCGGCACGATCATGAACAAGAAGGCTGAGGGCAAATCCTATTTTTTCGACTTCGCGTTTCATGTCGCGCAATCGATCTGCAATCTCTTTGTTCTCCACGCCCCACTGCCTTTTTAGACGGCCCAAAACCACAAAGCGTGGCTCAGACAGTATCCGTGTTCGCCATACGGGCAGTCGCTCGAATAGATACATCTACACATTGTCATGCTCCTTTATTGGTTCAGTGAGAATGGGAAACTGGTGACAAGATCGACGGCCGCCGAAAAGAACGCCGCATCCTCTAACCAACCGCGCCGATCCTCGCCGCTATTATTAGCAGCGTGGCGCAAACAGTTTTCTAGACGTTCTTGAAACCATCCGCGAACATCGTTAGGCGTGATCGCATCGGTGAACTTTCGCAGATAGTTCACATCATTTTGGAGTAGAGACGACCTTGGCAATGGTGCTCGTGGCATTTTCGCCAGCGCCCCAAAACACGTCACTGCCTGTGGTTCCATATGCAAATCAAAACTAATGCACCTTCCGTCATCCATTTCGATAACCGGGCCGTGAGGAAATTCTGACGCGGTTTCTGGATTGGTGTCATAAACTCCGTTGTGCAGCTTCACGCTCGGCTCCTCAAGTTTCCCGTTTCGTAATGACAACTTTACCGTTCTTCCGGGTGATCCGAAAGTAATTGTAGATGGTGGCTTTCGACACCTTTTGCTTTCCGGCGGTGTAAGCAACTGAGCGCCCGGCCTTGAGCATGGCGAAGGTCGCAGCCTGCATCTTGTCGTCCATCGTCGGGGAGCGCCCGAGGGTGTGGCCCCGGTCCTTGCGGGCCTGCATCCCGGCTTTGGTCCGCTGGCTGATAAGCTGGCGTTCAAACTCCGCGAACGCCCCGGCAATGGCGAGGTAGAGCTTGCCGATAGCGGTGTTGAAATCGAAGCTTTCCGTGACGCTTTTGAAGGCTGCGCCCGCCGCGAATATGTCATCCAGACGGCTGTAGAGGTCGCGCATGGACCGCGCCAGCCGGTCGAGCCGCCAAACAACAAGCGTATCGCCCGGTCTGAGGTCCTTGATCGCCATGTCCAGCGAGGGGCGGCGCTTGGCAGCGCCTGAGACGTATTCGGTGTGGATATGGTCGGGATGGACGCCAGCCTTGAGCAGTGCGTCGGTCTGCAAATCGAGGTTTTGTTCTGCCGTCGAAACGCGGGCATAGCCGACGAACAGGGGCGGATTTCCCGGAAGCGGCGGTTTTGGCGACTTTCCCATTGCGCCAAGCTATGAGAATCGAGGGTGCCTTGTCAATCAAAAATCGCGGCGATACTGTCGAATTGTTGTTGACTTATTAGAAACGGCAGATTAGAGTGTTTTCAGAGATAGGGAGAAAGCAAATGACCTTAGACCAGATTTGCCAGATGACGCGGAACCCCACAGTTCTCAATGCTTTGCACGCTTGTCGCCCCGATCATCCATGGAACAAGACAACAAAAAATCCATGGTACAGCGCATACTTTGTGGCGATGCAGCAGCCAAGCTATGAAATTAACTGCGCCGCTTGTGATTGGCTCTATAAGCAGGCCATGACGAACGGCGAAATCTCTAAATGAGGCCCGTCATGAAGCTCGATTTCTACTGCGTGATGTGTGGACGGGAAAAAAGCCTCTCCGTCAATGCCGAGGATGGCAAGATCGACGCGAAAAAGGTCATCGAGTCTGCCGGATGGATCACGCAGCAGAACGGACCAAATTTCGATATTTACTGCTGCAAAAAATGCGCAGCTTGAGTTGTAAAAGAAAGGCCCGATAGCTATGGCTTGGATGTGGCGAGGAAATCAACTTTGCGATCCAGAGCGCCAGTTGACATTGCTGCGTGATATTACATTCTGGAACGTGACCGACGAACAAAAGGCAACCATCGCTGCCGCGCCTGACATGCTCATTGCGCTACAGCGAGCACTGCCATTTATCGTCAATGACGAAAGTCCAGGCGGTTGCGACGGCAAAACTCCAGGATGCGAACATTGCGAGGCAATCGCCAGAATGCGCTCCGCTATCGCTAAAGCTGAAACTGTCTAGAAAGGGCCGCCAAAATGGGCTATGAACCAATTACTTGCTGCCGTTATTGCGGCGAAGCCTTCGACGCCTATGTGGCCGTTGAGGATCGCGTTTGCGATGGATGCAAAGAGCCCGGATTGGAGCGCGCTGAACTTGGCGTTGATGGCAATGCTGGCTTCGCTCTCTTAGGTGCCGACCTACAAATTGGCGAAGCAGAATTTGTCGTCATCGCCCTGCCGCCTGCAGCGAGTAAAGACCCAAACCGCTACCACAACAGCGAATGGATTAGTGCAGCAAAGATCGCCGTAACTGCCGCCTATCGGGCACTAAAAGCTAGGATACCAAATCAGAAGTTTTCTTATTATCTGGGCCCCAGTCATCCCGATCACATTTGACCTAAGAAAGGCCGGACCAATGTGGCAGTTGATCGATCAGTCAGATGGCAAGATGAAGGGCTATTTACGCATCTTGCGCGACGGCAAGCGGGTCGCAGATATGTTCCCTTATGCTCCTGGGATCGACTCGCATTGGACCATCGAAATGGCTCACTACATCGTTGATACGATGAATGAGCGAGACATGATTAAAACGTCAAAGTGAGGCCGCCCATGAAGATGCCCAGCACCGATGACCTCAATACCGCACTGGCTTGGCTGCGCTCAAATGAAGGCGATAACAGCGAAGCTGAGCGGTGCGGGCGCGTGGCCGATTGGATCGAGCATGAAGAAAGTGAACGGACTATCCGAAATGCTGCAAGGCAAGCGGGTGTGACGGTCGCCATCGCCCGCCGCAAATTTGCTGAACGATCATTCCTTCGTTGAGACGAAGAAGGGCCGCCCATGTCGCGGAATAAAGAATGGCCGGGAACATGCGTGATGGCGAACCATATAGCGAGAGTATCGGCCACATTGATTTTGGCGGGTACTATCTTACGCACGCGATCTGGCACAATAGCTATGGATCGTATCAGCCGGAAACGGGCGTCAGGTCATACGCGGCTGATCTCAAAGACTTTCGCTTGATTGAGCATGGCTGTAATGACTGGCCGCTAGTTACAATCGTAACGCTTGCTGGTTTATCGAAGGGATGGGATGCCTGCCGGATCGCCCGCATTATCGAATGGTGGGGACATCGCCGCCGCAAGCGCGCCCGCGTTACAACAATCATGGGCGAATTTGATCGAACCATCGCGCACCTTCGTTCGATCCGCGAATCTGTCTAACAAAGGCCGGTCATGGCTACGCCGACATACACAGTTGAAACTGAGGATAACGGCTGGTCCTATATCATCGGATCAAATGGCTACCGCGAGGGACCAATCCGTTATCGGTGGGAGGCCCAGGAATGGGCAGATGAAATGAATGCAACAGCGAGGTCATACGCGATCCTCGTTGACGCTGCGAAAACCGTCTAACAGGAGCCGCCTATGAAAACGGAAATCCGACCAAACGAGGGTGCATCAATTGATGGCACCGGACGTTGTGAGGACACCGATGAAGTGGTGGGGACCGGCATCCTGCATGTCGAGCAGATGGACAAGAATTGTTTTTGGGCGCGGCTCTGCGGCGCTGACGGACTAGAAGTGGTGATGTGGTTTAACTCGAAATCACCCATCACGCTGACGGCAGAATATGATTAGAGAAGTTTTCAAAGAAAGGCCCGATGCGCCGCGACCCATATCACGATGAAAAAATCTACCATTTCGCGGCCAAGATCAACGCGAATGGCGACGTATCGGCACTCTGCTACAAAGTGCCGCGAGCGATAAATCTCAAGATCACGCTCTGGACAAATCGTCCCGAGGCGGTCACTTGCCAAAAATGCAAACGCGCGCTTGCTGCGCGCGCAAGATAGGCCGAATACCTAGGCTGGAGCCGAACAACGGCGCTGAAGGTCTAGGAAGTTCCGGGTATCGCACTCCGTATCCCGGTCCTATTTAAGGAGAGCTACGGTCGTGCTGCTCCGGGGTACGACAAGAGATAAACGGGTCGCCGTAAGCGTCCTTGTTAGCCGGAGCCACTTTGTAAAAGAAAGGCCGCCAAAGATGTCGTCGAACGTAGAGCAAGCACTCAGGATAGCGCGGCTAAGAAAAGCTCTGCAGAAGATCGCGGATTTGCCGCTCACCCCTATCCTTCGTGGCCGAGCAGAGCGGCGTAATAAAGATTTGCGCGTCAGACGTATCGCGATTGCTGCACTCAAGCAATAGAGCCGGGACATCATGTCGGAATGGGCAAAAGGATATTGGGAGGGCGTCGCGACGGGTGCCCTCTTTGGAGGGATGTTTGGCGCGTTTATAGTCGCGCTGTTATCAAAGTAAGGAGCGCGGGCCGTGTGCGAGCAAAATGAACTTGAGGATTGGGGTACCTGTCCAGAGTGCGGCGGCGAAGGATCGGTTGAGGTCCCTCATCCGCAACGCAACGATCCGTACTACTGCGATGTTCACCAATGTTTCACTTGCGGAGGGTCCGGATGGATATGCAACTAGAACACGGCATGTGCTACCGCAATCGTCGCGGTGATGACATTGGCCCGATGGATGAGCGGGTTCCGGGAGTGTTCCTAGACCAATACGGACGACTATATCGTCCGAACGGACAACAGTGGGATCACACTCCTGACAGCACCGGCAACATTGTAGTTTCAATAGCGACCTAACCTAAGAGTGGAGCGGGCCGATGTCGTGGGATAATGCGCCTTTGATCTGTTACGGAATGACAGCCCGGCATTCGTGCGGCTCTGTCCGAAATGCAGCCACCCGATGAGCGAATATGAAATAATGACTAACGCAAGACGCGATGCCCAGCGGGCGCGTCGAAACAGGACAGACTTCATACAGATGTTCCGCAAGATCCAAGAGGCCGCCCATGATGGTCAGAACGGATCGGCCACCTACGCGCTAGACCGGCTTGCGCTTATTCAGGCAATAGCCACGACAGCAATTCATCGACTAGAAGATTGATTCCGCACATGCCGACCGATGACTACCTGCCACGATGGATCGTCGATCTGAAAACTGGCGAACTTTACGAGCGCCAGCCTGACAACAGTTACAAAGCTGCGTACAAGCTCGCGCCACCAGGCCGGTAAAATGAACCTCCTGCAAGGGAGATAGGCTGTGCTTCCGACAGAGTTGTGATCGGAGTGGAAGGCCGGGGTTCCACAATTCCCCGGCGCGAATAGTAAGGATCGCCAAAATGAACGATCTTCTCGAAGCGCCGTGCGCCATCTGCGGCATATAAGCTCGTCCCTCTCACCGAATAAGGGCCACATATGTCCGAACCAATTGATCCCCCGAAGCAATTACGCCTTCGCCGCTTCGCCAGATCAGCACCGGCAGAACAACAGCCCAAACCAAAGAAGATAAAACCACCATCGCTCACAAAAGATGCCCACGGCCTTAATCCAAAACAGGCTTTGTTTCTAAGGCATTACCTCAAACTCAACAATGCTACTCAGGCAGCGATTGCCGCTGGCTATTCAGCGAAAACGGCTCGACAAGGCGGCACTGTTCTGCTGTCACACCCTGTCATCGCGGCCCAAATAGCCGAAAGACGGGCCAAAATCATAGCAAAACTGGACTTTGGCGCTGACCAAGCAATGGAGGAACTTGCCGTTATGGCGACCTCCAACATGCAGGATTACTTTGAAATTGGTGAGCACGGTCAACCAGTTCTGAACTGGTCGCAACTGACACGGCGTCAGGCTGGCGCATTGCAGGAACTCACGGTCGAGGAGTTCGTGGATGGGCGCTCGGACAAGCGGAAGGTTCGCCGGGTCAAGTTCAAATTGGCTGATAAACAGGGCGCAATTGACCTTTGGGGCAAGTTCAAGGGCGTTTTCGTTGAGAAACACGACCACAAGCACGATCACCGGCACACGCTAATCGGCGTATTGCTTGATGAAATCGACGCTGCAGGGCGGGCGAAGGTGGTCGAGGCGAAGGTTCTGCCGCCTGTTGACGACGATAAATAACTGTAGACACTACGCCGTACGCAGTAGTATCTACGCGCCATGGCTGTAGACACTACATCAATCCGAACCATTGCCGAGCGTATGAAACGGCAGACCCGCAATGCGGATGTTCTGGCGCTCTGCGATCACGCGATGAAGCCAGCCAGCGAATGTGCGGTCTGTGCCGCGCGACGAGCCGCCAAGGCCAAAGCCCAAAAGCGGTGGCGCCAGAAACGAGGCGCGAAATGAGTTGCCAACTTTACCGTCATTTCAACAATAAGGATGAGCTTCTATATGTCGGCATTTCATTGTCGGCTATAGCAAGATTATCTCAGCATCATGACGCAGAATGGTTCTATCAAATTGCTCGAGTTGAGGTTCAGGCATTTGATGATCGTGAAGCGGCCTTGCGAGCGGAAGCCTTCGCTATCAATGATGAAAAACCCATATTCAATAAATTCAGGCCGCGCCGCCCAGCCCGAACTTACGATGAAATCGGTCAGCTAATCGAAGATGTGAGATACGAAATGTGGGAGCTTTTGATGGACTCCACAAAACAATCAGTTGAGCGCGATAACATTGATGATGTTCTAACGATGTGTTCGGAAATAGAAAAAGATATGAAACTAGATGCAATAAAGGCTTGGGAATGAGCGCGTACTATCGCCGCAAAGCGGAGGCAAGGAAATGATCGTCTGGGTCGCCGTCACGCATATGTGGATCGGCCAAATTGGCTATTCGATCCAGCCTTCCACCAATCTATTCACAACGCGGGAAGCTTGCGAGCGATACATTAAGCTATTGCCGGATCATATCGGTACGCGATTGGATTATGTCTGCGAGCCGGTACAGGTGAAGCCATGACCGACATCCGCTACACCGAAGGCCGCATGTACGTATCCCGCGAATATATGCAGGGACAGAAGCGCATCGCGCGCTGGCAGGGGTTTGGCATCGGGCTTGCGGTTGGCTGTGCGCTGGCCGCGGCGTCGATCAATGCTCGAGCCGAGACACCGAAGATATGGTGGACCCCGAAGCAGCATCACGCTTGGCCGAAGGATAAGCCGAAATACTGCGCGCAGTTTCCATGCAAGGTGAAGCGATGATCGTCGCTCAATTGGCGTTGTGTTCCGCTGGGGCTTGGTTCGTCATGGGCGCCATTGCCGCCACGATCCACGGCTTGCGCCTGCCCGCATCTTACAATCCAGTCCTCGTCGTCGCCAATATGACAAACACGCTCCCGAGCTATTCACCGTTCGGGCATTGGTGCTGGCACATGGCGTGGTTGAGTTGGCAGATCGCGGGCGCGGCGTTCATTATCAGGTTGGTTTGGTGAAAGCCCTCGCCACCATCGTCATCATTGGTTGCGGGCTGATCTGGCTGACATTGTTGATAATCCTGCGTGGCGGTTGGTATGTCTGCCAGCGGCTTAGAGGATCGGTGAGGAAATGATCGGTCTGTTTCAATCCGGTTCTTTCTCGGATGACTTGCTGACCGCGCGGCTTCAATTCAGCCTGCGGATGATTGCGGCGCTTGTGCTGCTGACCGTGTTCGCAATCCTGTTCACACGTTGGCGGAATCGCCGGGATAGATGGAAATGACCGGGCAAATCCTTTCTCACGATGACATCTTCATCGTCACGCAGGCGCTAGGGCACTTTGGCGCGCGGCTACAATCTAACGTGCGGTCGGAGTTTGGCGAAACCGGCTATAAGATATTCCGCATCCCGGAGCAGGCAGCGGAGCAAATGCAAGGCTTGCTCGCTGATTCCATCAGCCGCCCATTCAGCGGCGACGATTGTCTGCCGAACTACATTTCATCGAACTTGGACGAAGCCACAGTCGCCAAACTCAACGCCAAGCATATCTATTACGGCTTTGCTCCAGCCCCCGCAGCGAGCGCCTTCACCGAATACATGACCAGCATTGCGTTGCCGGTGGAGCGCGAGCTTGGGCACCGCTGGAAGATCGTCAATGTCCGCGCATGGAAAACGCTGCCTGCTGAGGAAACCGACTTCGGCCCAACCGAATGGCATTGCGACGGCATGTCGTCATTCGCCAACAAGTTCATGCTGTATCTGCTACCGATGAACGATGAGAACGGCACGCTCGAGCTATACGATCGGCACGGCACCAAGCACACGCTCAAAACCAGCTATCCGGCTTGCGTACTGTTCGATAATGGTGTGCTGACGCATCGCGGCAGATCAGGCAAGCAACCGCGGCTTGCGATCGAGGTGCAAACCATTCCCGCGGCTGAGAACAAAACCGAATACATCTACGCCGGCCAGAACGCTCGGATACCACGGGACTACGCGCCCGAGATCGAGGCCGAAGTTCGCGCCAGCCATTACAAGCCGAAGCCGCCGCGCAAGCTGATCGTGGAAGGCTGGAAAAAGTTCATCCCGCTATCGCTCAAACAAACCATCAAGGACATGATCTATCCGCGTCCTGATCCGGTCGAGCAGGGCATATTCAAGATGGTGCCGAACTACGCGGCATTCCTCAATATCGGTGGCGGGCTGAACTTTGCCCCTCCTAGCTGGATCAATCTTGAGGTTGAAACCGGGCCGAAGCAGCCATTCTCGTTTCGCCTAACACCGACATGCACATTCCCCGCTCGCACTGGTTCGATCCAGAAAATCTATAGCTCGCACTGCTTTGAGCATCTGGATGATGCGACGGTGGCGCGGTCATTGGCCGAGGCACGGCGCGTGCTGTCCAAGAACGGCAAAATGATTATCGTATTCCCCGACTTCGAGAAAGTGATTGAGCGTTGGCGAGCGAATGATGCCGAGTTCTTCAAGATTTGGGGCATTGAAAGCATCGCCTACACATGGCCGCGCAAGGGCATCCCCGACAACATCAAAACGCGCGCCTCATTCATCTTCTGCGGCTGGATGAACCAAGCGTGGGGCGATCATTTCGGGGATAACATTCGCCGCGACGAGGCGACGGCTTATCACGGGCCAATTGATACTGATTTGAGAGTTGGGTTGCATTGGTTGCTTGAAAACAGATCGCCGCATCAAATTGTTCAAGCTTTGTGTGAGATTGGGCCTGATAATGATTTCTATGCCTTCAACCATCAGAACGCTTGGAGCCGCAAGGAGTTCTGCGCGCTGCTCGATCAGTCTGGTTTCCGCGTTGTCTCGACCGATGCCAAAACCATCATCGACGGCAATCAAGACATTCCCGATATTGGCGTGGCGGTGAACATCAGCGCGTATTACGAGGCGGTTCTGAAATGACGCTTCGCTATTGGCGCAATTGGTGGGGACTGAAATGCTGGCTGCAATGTTGCGGTGGCCGCATTGATACTGACCGTAAGTCCACCTATTGGATGTGTGCCGATTGCGGCAGGGTCAGACGGTAATGAATCTATCGCAGCGTATCCGCCGTGTTCGCGCGCTCGGCCTTCGCAAGACGCTGATCCTTCGCCGCATCCGTTCCCTTCGTCATCGCGGCCATATCGCAAACGAGCAGGGCCAATCCGATCTGGCTGTGGTGACATGGGAAAAGATGATGCGGTTGCAGCGGAAAAGCCCGATCCGCTATCTCCGCAGCTATGATTGGACGAATGGCATCGGGCACAATGCGTTTCTGGATTTCTTCATCAAACGCAAATTGTTCGGCCTGCATCACGCCGAATATACCGTGATTGTTGATCCGGCCTATATCGCCAATCGGTTCTATCTGAGCCTGTGGCGCAAGCATTTCCGGTTTGTCATTGAGAAGCCGCCGATCGACATCGAGCTATACGAAGATTGGCCGATGCTGGTTGAGTTGGATGGCGAATATGTCGAGATTCACAAGGCATTGACGCGGATGAACCAATTATGGGGTTCGCGTCCTCCTGTTATCGAATTTCCGCCCGAGCTTGTCGAAAGTGGATATAATTGGTCCACTCTCCGCCATCATGGTTGGTCGCCCCATAATGGCTGGTTCGTGACGTTCCACCTTCGCCACGGCGAGCCGCAATATGATTCGGTGCGGAATATCCGCAACCCTCAGAGCTATCAGAAGGCGGTTGATCTGATTAACGCGGCTGGCGGGCGTGTGGTGCTGATGGGGATGAAGGGCGCGGACTTCGGCTTGAAGAACGTCATCGACAAGCGCGGCGCATCGAACTGGCAGGATATATTCCTGATTTCACAGTGTAGGTTCTTCGTTGGCTCGAACTCTGGTCCGGGCGTGGTCGCCGGCACATTCGGCAAGCCGCTTATCATCGCGAATTACGCGCCTTCTGGCCTGCCATATCCGTATCCGGCTATCACGGTGCCGAAGCTGATTACCCGCAAGGGTGCGCCTGTGTCGGCAGACGACCCGTCATATCTGAGGTTGTGGACTACGACGCAACTTGCGGCGCGCGGGCTTGAGATTCACGATAATACTGCGGATGAAATAGCTGAGGCAGTAGGGAGGATGCTCCATGAAACTCATTGCATTGGCTTGCGCCGCGGCACTCCTGATCTTCGCTTGGTTCCTGTGGGGAAAGGGAACGCAGCCCAAGGTTTTTGACGATGGCGGGGTAACGCTTGCGGTGCCGCCAAAGACAACGGACCACCCGTCATTTGACGTGACAAAATCTCTGCCTGTCATCATTATCGCGCCGCCGTTGCCCTGCACGCTTGACGACATTCATCGGTTTGCCATCCGCGCTGACGGCATGTGCCATACTGACGATGCGGTGAATGCGAAATAGCATGAAACTCAAAGCTATTTGGATTTCATATCGGCTGCATCGCCTCGAAGGCTATGGCTGGTTTGAGGCATGTGTCAGCATTTTAGCGAACCGGGTCTGCGGGACGCCGATGTATTGGTATCCTAAAAGGGCACGCAAGAGCCAAAAGGAAATCTGACATGGGCGTTTCAGAAGAAGGCGGCAAAGCAGTCGGCGGTTTCTTCGATGCGATGAAGGGCCAGCCGCTTAGTCTGGCGCTGGTCGTGATGAACATCTGTCTCATGGCGCTGATGTGGAAGGTCTATACCAAGGCCGACGAGACACGGCAGGCGCAAATGTCGATGATCTTCGCAGCGCAGAAGGAAGTTCAGCAGCTATTGGTTCGCTGCGTCATACCGGATGGCAAGTGATGGCTTGGGATTGGCGCACTATTCCCCTCCAGAATTGGAAGGGCGAGCCTTGTCCATATTGCGGCCTGCCGATGCACCAGCCCTCCCGCGACCATCTGCGACCACGCAGTAAAGGCTTCGTGCTGTCCCGCACTAATCGCGTCATCGTTTGTGCGCCATGCAATACTCACAAGGGCGATAGAATGATTGAGGAGTTTTGCGAACTCCTGCGAAAACGCGGCGATGCTCGCTATATTCATGTTCGCGCTTTCATCAATTCAGGATTCAAACAGCGTTTGCCGTTACAGGTTTAATCATATGACCGACTATTGCCGCATCCATGAGAACGAGCCACAACGCAGCACGCCATTAGGCAGGGCGCCGGGAAAGACATTCTATCTGTTAATGCTATTCTGGCTGATGGGGGTTGGGTTTGGATTTGTTCTGGGCCACGGTTTATGAATGCTCGGTCTATTCGGCTTCGCCCTCACAGCAGCCTATTTCCCCTCATGGATTGGCGGTGAGATAGCGGGAGCGGCACAGGTCGGGCGATGGACTGTTCTCGCGCTGGCGCTTGGTTCGCTGTTCTTCCTTGGCCCGATCAGGGTCACATTCGCGCATATCGTCGGCTGGCTGTTTGTGGTTTACGCCGCGGTTTCGCTCGCATGGTCGCCCACTTGGTACGATAGCGTTGGTTCGCTACTGCCGCTGGCGATTACCGCTGGCATCTTCATGGTCGGCGGGCAGATCAAGGACTTGCGGCTGTTCTATATCGGCGCCGCGCTCGGTCTGATCCCGTCCAGCATCATTTGCATTTACGACATCAACGCCAGCATCGCGACGGGCGGGATATGGGACATCAATTTGATCGGCTCGGATGCGCAACATCGTTTCAGCCAGCAATGGGGCGGGGGACTGTTCGTCAATCCACTGTTCCTGGCCGAGCCTGCGGTGCTGTGCGCTTTGCCCACCATCCTCGCGCTGGTGCGGAAACCGGCTCAGCCTTGGACTTGGGCGCTTCTGGTCTGGATTTCGCCCTGTATCGTTGTCCCTGCGATAGTCTCAGCCCGCGGGCCGGTCCTCGCCCTAGCGGTTTGCACCCTGATTTGCCTTTGGCCGGCGCATCGAAGGTTAACGCTGTGGTGCGGTGCGGTAGGTATCGGGCTATTGGCGGTGGCGATCTATGCCCGTCCGGGAACTGTAGATGATCGCATTTGGCTGTGGATTGATACGGCTCGAGCGGTGACATGGCTCGGGCACGGCTATGGATCGTTCTTCGGGCTATTCCCGGAATACGCCCATCATCTGTCAGGATTGCTGACCCGCCACGACGATCCGCACAACCTCATCCTCAAGACGGCTTTCGAGCTTGGGCCGATCGGCGTTATATTACTCGGGGCATTCTTCTGGATTCTGCTCTATGGCCCGCTGACGGTCGAACGGCTCGTGCTGACGGGGTTCTTGATTGAAAGCCTATTCGCTTTTCCAGAACACCTCCCCGCGACGGCGGGCATGGCGGCTCTTGTGGCGGGTCGCATTGCTCGGAGTTTGCCTGATTGGCGTGACGCGATGGAGCAGGGCGGAACTTGCATACGCGACCAGCATGGAAACCAAGTCGATACAACAGTCGATTGACGAGGCTGGAAATGCCGGAAGGTTCTGGCCGTATTCGTATCTGTTTCGCACGGCTCAAGCTAAACTGCTCGCCAAGCTTTCCGACACCATTCCAGAACTCAACAAGCCTGCGGAATTTTCCATGAGCAGCGCGCTATTAGTCGATCCAAGATCAATCGAATTGCTCGGGGCGCTGTTCGTTTTGAAGGTTCGGCTGAAAGAATGTGACGGTGCGAATGAGGTGAAGGCACGGCTATTACGCCTTGCACCGGATAACGAACGGGTTATGAAGGTTGTCGAAACGGGGTGCGGATAGATGCTTGAGCTACCGTTTTACTTTTACGGCTATCTCGGGTTGGGCGCATGGCTGCTGATCGTCTGCGCGGTGTTCTATTGCGAGCGGGGGGATTGAAATGGCTAAAGCCGCGAAAGCCTCAGTGAACTACCGCACCGCGCCGCCGCATTGCGGAGTATGCAAGTATTTCACAGAGATTGACGACGAAGTTGAGGACGAGGACGGCTATGGCCGTTGCCAGAAGGTGAACGGGCAGATTTCAGAGGATATGCTATGCGATCTGTTTGAGAGAGGCCGCAGTGGATATAAAGGCGATTGAATCCAAGCTCAATGACGGCCTTTGGCATCGTCCGATTGAGTGCGATTCGGACCCGCTCGATCAACTAGCGCATCCGGTAGGCGATGCGCTTCATGCGGTTCACGCCGATAAATTCGGCAGGCTTTGGGTCTATGTGCATGAGTTGAAACATTTGCGTATGATCTTCGACCCGCGAGACGCGCCGAGTTGAACAGGAGGAAGCCATGCCAGTTGTATCGCAAGCACAGAACCGATGGGCACATTGGGCGGAAAAGAATGCTTCCGGCTCTGAACAAGCCGCAGCAAAGGATTTCGTTTCCACCTCGCACGGCATGTCGGTGAAGAAACTCCCGATGCGCGTCGGCAAGAAAACCAAGGTCAAGCCACCATCGAAGCCGCGCATCTTCGGTTCGCTTGCGCCGCATGATAACGGCCATGAGCTAGGAGTGGAGTCGGGGGATTACTGATGAAACCGCGCATCCGCGTAAAGTGCGGACGCCGCATTGTTTCGCGGGCTGAGTATCAACGAATGCTTGCGACATTGAAGTTTCGTCTTACCCCAGCGAAATGGCCTCGCGACAAGGTTATTAGGGACAGCATCTTTCGATGACCGAGCGCCACGATCATCAGTGTCATCGGGACCAATGTGACGCCGAAGCGATCTATGCCGTTGACGTGCATCTGAACTGCTGCGCTCCTGGCGTAAACCATCGCGTTTCAATGCACTCCACCATTCAAGTCTGCGAGGCGCACAAGGATGACGTTCGCGGCTTTATCCTGTCCGACAAAAACCGCGAGACGATCCGCGATAGCCTGATGGACTCAGGCTTGCCCGAGCCAGACTTTCTCACCGCCAAGATCGAACTTGTGCCGATACCGGCTGTCAAACTGATCGACGTGGTGATTCCGGTATTGCCCTGTGATCGCGATGGCTGCGCTAATCCGGCGAAATGGCGCATCAAGCAGAGGTTCCGCGCTCGCTGGCAGGGCGGGGTGGGCGAGCCTCGCGTCGAAACCTTGACCAATCTCTACGTCTGCGACAAGCACAAGAAAGAAACCAAACCCAAGGACTTGCTGGACGAGGAAAGCCGCGCCGAAACCCTGCGGCATTTGAACGATCAGGGTATGCTCCTGCCCGACATCGACGGGATGATATTGGAGTTTGTGCCCGTTGACGGGCAACCGCTCAAATTCGCGAATGGTGGATTCAAATGACAGAAGATGAACCTCGCAACCTCGGGCCGCACAATATCGTTTACATCAACCCGCTTTCCGATCAGGAAAAGGCTGACAAATACCGCGCCGAAGTCGCTGATTTGCTCGAGAAGATCACCGATTGCATGGGCCGCGCCAAGAAGGACGGATTGACTGTGAATTTCCAACTTGGTCCCGCAGATGCCTTTGGCCGTTTCGGCATCGCCATGCTAGAGATCAGCAAGAAGCTTGCGTAACAACCCCACGGTGGGTCATCTGGTCGGCCAGTGCGAGGGTCGATAACGAAAGGTGTCCTGCGGCCACCAAGGGGTTTGGATCGTATGCACCGTTCAAGGACATCGGTTCGCACATAAATTCAGGAGTGGATTGCGATGGATCAAACGATTGGGCACCAGAGACGCCAGCGCCGATGGGGCGACAACGATTATCATCTTGGTCCGTTCACTCTCGCTTATCGTGAGACTTGGCGGCCATTTGCCATCGTATTGACATCGGGCAGCACGGAACGCGAAAGCCCCGGATGCTGCATCAGATTTCAGGCATTCGGTGCAACGATGATCTGCGAACTTCCGCAGATTATTAAGCCTTGGCGCAAATGGGTTGATCTTCGCGGCAAGGAATGGGCGCAAAGCGATGGCTATTGGGACGAACATCCTCGCGAATATGGTTTCTGCCTGAGTGATGGGCATTTGTCAGTGCATCTTGGGGCACAGACTAACGACAGTGAGACGACGCAGGATTGGGGATGCTTCCTGCCATGGACCCAATGGCGACAGGTTGCTCATCGGCTATACAACGCCGATGGGTCGTTGGCGGCGGATGTTTCCAATCTTCCTTGGGACAAATGGCAAGAAATCCGTGATGGCCTTACACGTTCGCACTTTGCGATCATCGACTACGATAACGAATTGATTGCCGTCGAAACATTTGTTGAGGAACGCGAGCGTCGGCTCGGGAATGGGTGGTTTCGGTGGCTCGGGTATATCGTGCCTAAGAAACAAAGCCGCTCGCTTGACATCAGCTTTAAGCATGAAGTCGGTCCCGAAAAGGCATCATGGAAAGGCGGGATGATGGGGCACGGCATCGAAATGCTGCCTACTGAAACCCAAGAGCAAGCATTCCGGCGCTATTGCGAACAAGATCACCGATCAAAATATAAAAAGTATCGCATCAGCTTTGTGGAAGCATAGGAGGCGGCATTGGCATTCAACGTCAGGGTTTTTTATTATCAGGGCCTCCAGCAGATACCGAACGTATTGGCGAAGCAGTTCTCCTCAGATTCGGTCTATCAGCTTGTCGAGCCGTATCTCGGGCAGAGCCTTGTGGCGGTGAGCGCGGCTGCGGCATCGACCACGACCGCGCCTGACGGAACGAATGTCTGCCGCATTGAAGTACCGGATGGGCAAACGATCCGCTACGAGATCAATCCGCCGAACCGCTCTGGCGGGGTGGTGATCGCTGGAAACACCTCGCCAAGTCTTTCGGGCAAGGACGTGTTTTATGTGAAAAGTGGCTGGTCCATATCAATGGTGGATGCAAGCGCGCTACCCTGATGGCAGCAAAATTCTTCTGCAATGGACGGCACGGCTTTGGCGGATCGCTTTCCAGCGGCGTATGGTGGATCAGGATTTTCGATTATCTGGTTCACGTCAAAGCGCCTCGATCTGCGCCATTATTCAGCGAACGATATGGGAAGTATTGGTTTCGTCTTTCGCTTGACGGATGGCGGATGATCGCCAAGAAACCAAGGGAATAGCATGGCTATCCGCTCCCGCATCACCTTCGCCATTGGCGATCTGGTGGCTGAAATCAAGAACCTCATGCCCGGCGTGGAAGCGCCCTACATCGAATTGCAGCTTGCGCCTGAGACGTTCGATGCGGTGGTGGGCGAGATCGAGAGCTACTATGGGCAGAAGCTCACCGCCAACCAGTTCGCCGGATTGGTGCTGGTGAAGAAGCCGATTGTGAAGCTGGATGCCGCATGAACTTTCCATCGACCGCGCCTTGGTATCAACGGTTTGTTATTGGCGATCAATGGCCGAACAAAACACATTGGCAAGTTCTTCTCGCTGAGATTGCAGGCGCTCACGTCATCATCGAACGTCACACTAGAGATTGCACTTGTTCCTATTGTCGAGGCGAGCATGGACACAGCTTACTATGGTTGCCAGAGGACAAGGGCCGGAACAGTTGGCGCGTTCTGAATTTCTTCCATCGTCTCTATGTTCGATGGACACTCACCAAGAATGCCTGATCCCGCCGACATCGAACGCCAGAAACTCAGCCCACAAGGGCAGAAGCTCCGCGAGCATCTAGCGGATCGCGAATGGCGGCTCGATAGCCTCTACCAGATCAGGGCTGAGAACGGCGACAAGATCAGGTTCGTGCGGAACGAGGCGCAGCGGGCGTTTTGTGAGACTGCATGGTGCCGCAACGTCATCGCCAAGTCCCGCAAGTTAGGTTTCTCAACCTTCATCGCAATAGACATCCTAGACGAGTGCCTATTCCATTCTGGCACGACTGCCGGCGTGGTCGATCGCTCGCTTGATGATGCGGTTGATAAGCTGACGATGATTAAATTCGCCTACGACAATATGCCGGGAGAATTGGGAGCGGATTTGCGTCATGCCCGCCCGCTCGTGAAGGCCAATGAAAAGGAGCTTACTTGGTCAAACGGATCGACGGTTACGGTTGGTACGTCCTACCGTGGTGGAACTCCCAGCCTCTTGCATGTCAGCGAGTTCGGCAAGATCAGCGTCGATTCACCAGAAACAGCAAAGGAAATCATTACTGGCGCGGTTCAAGCCGTTCCGGCATCCGGTCGGGTATGGGTCGAAAGCACGGCGCATGGCACGGCTGGGCTATTTTACGACATGGTGCAGCGGTCACGCCAAGCAGCGGATAGAAAGCAACCGCTCACAAGCCTGGATTTCAAACTCAATTTCTATGGCTGGTGGATCAAACAGGAATACCGCCTGCCGAATAACCTCGTCGTCGTGCCGCATGACTTGCGCGAGTATTTCGACATCCTGCGGCAGAAGCACCACATCGCGCTCGATCACGACCAGCGCGCTTGGTACGCCAAGAAATATGAGGAGCTTGGTCCGGACTCGATGAAGTCCGAATACCCGTCAGAGATCGGGGAGCTTTTTTATAGCAGCGTTGAGGGTGCCTATTGGAAAATCGAGATCAACAAGGCTCGCCGCGAGGGCCGTATCGGCCAGATGGTGCCGCACGATCCGACGCGCCCCGTCAACACGGCATGGGACATTGGCGAGGACTGCACCGCGATCTGGTTTCATCAGACCGATGGCGTTCGGCACAGGCTGATCGACTATTGGGAGGAAGAAGGCTCGAGCCTGCAAGCGGCCTGCGGTGTGGTTGACGAGAAGCGGAAGGAACGCAGCTTCGTCTATGGCAAGCACTATGGCCCACACGATCTGGATAACCGGGATTGGGCGAACAATGCGCAAAGCCGGAAGCAAGTCGCGGATGGCTTAGGCGTTAAGTTCGAGGTTGTGCCGCGGGTGGCGGTCAAGGCAGATGCGATCGAGGCTGGGCGGCGACTGCTTAACTTGGCATGGATTGATTCGGATAACTGTGGCGTTGGCCTCTCGCGATTGGAAAACTATCGCAAGCGGTGGAACAAGCAATTGGGGGTGTTTTCGTCGGACCCGATCCATGATTTGGCAAGCCACGGAAGCGATGCCGTCCAGCAATTGGCAATGGGCCTGAAACCGGATAAACCGGAACGCGACCGAAACGACGATAGGCGCTTCCGCGACAAGCCTAAATCATCAGGATGGGCAGCATGACGGAATGTCAGCAGCGAACCGTCTTGATCTTCGCGATAGTGGGCGGGTTCATGCTGATGTTCTGGCTGGTTCTCTTTGGCATCATTTTCGGGGTTATCGAGCCATGAATCGGCATGAGCGGCAGGAAGTTGAACTCTGCGAGACAACCGGAAATCCCGTTGGAACGAATACTTGGATGCTCGGTCATGATTGCGAATGCGGTCCATGCCAACGGATGCAGGTTCGCAAGAAATTAGCCGAATGGGCAGCGCGGACGGACCACCCGAATTTCAAACCACACGGAGGCGATCTTGGGGGTCGCTGAACTCAAGCAAGCCTTCAACGAAGTGGCCGAACCGGCGTTCTCGGCGCAAAAGGCGTATCTGAGCTATGAGACGAAGGACACGATCCAGTTTCAAAGACTGAAATTTAGTGGTACAAGCCAAGACGGCACGCAATTTGAGGTGGCATCGGATCAGGTCCGTCCTGGCGGAGATGTCCTTTCGGCAGCGCGCGAAACAGCACAGCGTTTGCTTGCTCGCAAGCCCCCGTAGGAGCTACCGCCATGATTCGCCGGATTGCGTTACTGCTAGGGTTATTGCTGGCATTGGCGCTCTGGCCGCCGACTACGCAGGCCCAAACCCCCGGCGTTGCCTGCAATCTCTCCAAGCTTTATGACAATTCCACCAATGGCTCGACACTATTGGTGACGGGCAGATCGAACGCAAATATCTACATTTGCGGCTATACTTTCTATGCCGCCAGCACGGTCAATCTCAAATTGGTCTATGGGTCTGACGCGACTTGTGGGACGGGGACTACCGCAATCACCCCAGCTTTCCAGTTCACCACACAAACTGGCCTTGTCGATCCTAGCCCTGTATTCCGTGGGCTATTCGTGCCTTTGGGCAATAATCTCTGCATCAACGCGAGCGCCGGCAATGCAGCGCAGGCGATTGTTTACTATGCATTTCGCTAGGTTCTTCATTCTTTCTGCGCTGTTGCTGGCGGTAGCCGCAACAATGTCACATGCGCAGATGACCACGACCGGCGCGGGCAATTCAGGTGGTGCGGCTATGCCTTCTGGCCCCCCATGCAATGCAGGACAACTCGACTTTTCCGATGGCTGCAATACCACGCAATATCTGGTGATCTTGCGATGAAAAGGAAAACCGCCATGACCATGCGTCGGGTCTTACTCGCCATCGCGCTTGTTCTAGCGCCGTTCGGGCAAGCATGGGCAGGTTCGGGAACGATCATCACCAAGGATGCGAGCGGCGTAAACCGGACATTCAGCATCATCACCGAAGGTGGGGGCAATTTCGTCTCAAGAACTGGCATCTGCGACAGCAGCGCAGCGGCAAACTGCCTGACCGTCAATTCAAGCGGTGCGGCAATCGTGTCTGGCAGCGCGGCGCAGTCTGGGACTTGGACGGTACAGCCCGGCAATACGCCAAACTCGACGCCATGGCTCTCGACCATCAACCAAGGCGGAAATTCCGCCACCGTCACCGCTGCTGGTGCCTTGGTGGTGTCGCCTACAGGTGCCCAGCCTGTGTCACAATCAGGCGCCTTTACTGTCGATCCGACCACGATCTCGACATGGGGGCTTGCGGGTATTGGTGTCGGATCGGCCCCGGCCCATTCGCTGATCGCGGGAGCAATCTATAATTCGACTGAGATTTCCCCGGTTAGCGCCCAGACATTTGCATTGCAGGCCGACAGCAAGGGCCGCTTGCGCAACGTCATCATGGACGCCGCAGGAAATACCCGCGGTGCCAACGTCAATGCATCGAATCAGCTTTCGGTGTCGGTCGATAATGCTTCTGCCGTGACGGTTTCCGGCAGTGTCCGCGAGATCAATTCCGATGCGGTGCTGGCCGCTATCAACACCGTCAACAGTTCGGTCAATTCTCCTATCCCGGCAGGCAATCTCGCCATCGGCACGGTCGGCATCAGCGCGGTGTCATCGGGCGGCTGGTCGCCGTTCGCGATGCTGGTCGGGCCGCAAGGATTTGGCGTCATCAAAGGTGCCGCTGGCATCCTTCATGCGGTGCAGACTAGCACTATCAGTTCGTCGCCTGCATGGCTGAAATTCTACGACCTCAACCGCAATCCTAACTGCGGCGTCGATCCGGTGAAGAAGCAGATCATCATTCCGGTCGCATCGACTGCGGCGAACGGCGCGGGCAACAATGCGACCGTGCTTGATGCGCAATTCTCTAGCGGCATCGCGTGGTGCCTTACCGTCAACATCATATCGAGCGATATTCAAAGCGCATCAGCGAACAACTTCATCATCAACGCCGACTATAAGTAATGCGCCGCACCCTCGCCTTCTCGCTCGCTCTATTCTGGATCGGACTGCTCTGCCTGACGCAGACGGCGCGGAGCAATTTGCTGACAACGGGGGTGGGCGGGTTTGGGGGTGGCACAGTAGCGCCAACTGTTCTTCATCTTACCGCACCAAATAATTTTGGTGATGCGTCGTGGTCCGGGCTGAATGCAGTTTTCCAGAATAACACGTCGCTTGCTCCCGATAGCACCAACACTGCAAGCTCAATCCAATCCAGTGCTGCCACGGGATTTGCTGCATTCCGCACCACTATTCCAATTACGATGGCGGCGGGGACGCACTATAGCCTTACTGTATATATTTTAACTCAAGCGGTTCCAGTTTGGGCCGAAGTTGCCATTGTCGGGAGTGCAGCATCTGGCGCAGACATCGTGCAGTATTGGATGGACATATCATCAGGGGCTGGCGCAATAGGGAGCACTTCTACTGGGGGCGCAGGTGTCATTGACGCTGGATTTGCGGCAACAGCGGCTGGAAATAATTATACCAAATTTGTTATGAACTTCCATTTTAATTCCGGGACCGCCGCTGACAACATCGTCGATCTTCGATTTGTCGATAGCGATGGTGGCACCAACGCCACGCTTTTACAGGCATACTTTGTCTGGGGCTGGGGCGCATGAAGATTGTCCTCGTTGCAATTCTGCTCAGCCTCGCTGTGCCAGCCTATGCATTTTGGCACGGTAGCGTGTTCGGTTCTTTGTTTCTTGTTGACGGCAGTAGCAATCAACTGATCGATGGCAGCGGCAACAAACTACTGGCTCATTAAATGCAGGATCGCCGCAAAGCATATTGGGCCGAGTTCAGCCGCCGCGCTTTCGAGCATCATCTGCGGACTGGCGAGGCGTATGTTCCAGTCGCACGAAGCCTAAGCCGTCGCGCCCTGCTTGGCGGGCTTTCAGCAGCAGGGATGCTTGCGGCCACCGGAGCTCATGCGACCGATGTTCCATTTACGACGTTCGCCTATCCAGCAACAGGCGGATCAGCTAACCGGACCGACCCTGATCGCTGGGCCGATTATGCCAACATCCTCGAATACGGCGCGGACAACACCGGCACCAACGATTGCTCGGCGGCGCTGAACTCAGCGATGACTTCGGGTAAAGGCAGGATCGTTGCGCCTGCCGGAACCTATAAATTCACGGAGGGCATCAACGTCGATGCTCTTGGTGGCAATGGCACTTTTATTTTGGAAGGCGCGGGAAACGGCACGGTGTTCACTGCCAGCATGGACGATTTCATTTTTCGCAAGGTGCTGCGGAACACTGGTTCCGCAGGTGGCAGCCGCGCTATTCGCGGCATCAAGTTCAACAATACTAAATCAACACTGGCTTCTGCGATCACCACCATCAATGGCGCATCATGGTCGGCCAGTATTACTGGCGGCAACTTAAATGGTCAGCCCGGCGTAACCGTCACACTATCTGCTCCGCACGGCTACACGGTTGGGCAGTCGAGGTTGATGAATATCGCAAGCGTTAGTCCGAGCGGCTACAACGGGCTCGTCGGCTGCTACTTTGATGGCGCCTCATCGTTTCAATATCACCTTGATGTTGATCCGGGTTCCTACGTTAGCGGCGGCTCCTATGCGCCACGCGGCGGCGGCGTCTCGATGATCGCCTACTATGGTGGCGGTCTCTACGATTGTGATATGGCAGGTTATTACGCCTACTACGGCGCGCAGGATTGCACGGTCAAACTCTACAACTGTAATGGCAATGGTGCGGGTGGCATCGGTGTCGGTTTCTGGATGGGCGGGGAGAGCGCGGTATTTGGCTTTGATGTTACCGGCTTCGGCACCGCCATCCTAGCCGAACCGAGCGGCTGTGTCGGCCTTGGGCTACATGGTGGACGGGTTGAAATCAATGGTAACGGTATTGATCTATCCGGGGCGAGCAAGGTCAAGGTCGATCATACGACATTCGAGGCCAATTCTGGCGATGCAATTGTCATCCATGGTTCTGGTTCAATCACACTCGATACGCTTTCAGTCCATGGCACGGCAGCGAATAGCAGCGTGAACGGATTGCACGCAACTGGCTCGGTCAATCAAATCCAAGTTCAGAATACCAACTTCGACGGCGATTTCAGCGGCAATTGCATTACCTTTGATTCTGGCGTTCTTTCTGGTTCCTACGCAATTAGGTTCAGAAGCGTTGGGCTATCAAATTCTCATGGGGCACCCGGTACGGGGTTGCTTTCGTATCCGGTAAGCACCGTTGCTATTCAATCTGATGATGGCACCAACTTTACACCAAACAGCACCGTCGCCAACCGGCCCGCTGATGCCTATTGCCTGGAAGGAGATTTGTGGTTGTTCACCGACGGCAACACTTCGACGTTCGGCGCGGACATCGTAGCTGCTGGTAGCGGGTCAACGCGCGTTATTGGTCGATTCAGTTCAAACGGGACTAAATGGACGGTGGTGGCGTTGGCCCCATGACCCAATCCCTCCCCGCATTCCTCGTTGCGTTCTGGTTTACGAGGTAGAACATGAGCGTCGAACAAAGCGGCAATAGCCTAGCGGCTTAATTTCGCGTATCCTGCCGCAAATAACCAAAGGACAATTCATGGGCCACCTTCTTGCGACCGTAAATCCAGAAGCCGCACGCCAGATTGATGATCGGCGCCCATTGCCTCGTATCGGACAGCCTGTGGTTTACCATCCGCGTCCGAGCGAGATACGGCGGGGGCGCACCGAAATTCCGGCTATCGTTCTTGCGGTCGATGAACACAATCGGCGGCTTGAGTTGATGGTGATGTTCGAGGCTGCGGACATGATTACGCAGCCGAGTGTCCCAGAGCATGTGGCTGGTGATCGGGGCTGGTCATATTTGCCGGATCAGGTGACGGATGAGATTGCCGCATTGCGCGAGGAAAATGCGCAATTGCGTAACAAGCTCGATGTGCTGACGGCCATGGTCTGCGGCGATTTCCAGATGCCGGAAGGCGAATCGGTACTATCCCTGCTGGATATTCAGGATGGCCGAGTAACCGCGCTTGAAGGAAAAGTGGACGCGATACTCCTTCCGAACAATGACAAGCTACAGAAAATGAATGATGAAATGCAGCGCGCAAAAAGACAATCCGAAGAAGAAACGCATCAACCGAAACGTCGCCTGCGGGGCAATCGCGCCTGATCTGAGGGGTTTCTGCCGTGGCCTTGGAAATGGTCGATGCCAAGCCGAGCGATGGGATCGCCATTGATCCTGCCGCTAATCCTGACGATTTGGATAAGGCCGCCGATCAGGCATTGAACATCGACCTTCTGCCGCCATCGAAGCTTTCCCCTACTCGTCAATTCACAGTCCTGTCCGGCTGGTGGAAATCGGATGCCGATTTCTCGCGGGATTGGCGGGCACAGGCTCGCCTCATGTTCCAGTTCCGAGCCGGCGAACAATGGACGCCAGAGGACAAATCCACCCTCGACAACCAGCAGCGCCCGCACATCGTTTTCAACCGCGTCCTGACGATCCTAAAAGCCGTGGCTGGCATGGAGATCAACGGGCGGCACGAGATTCATTTCATTCCCCGAAACTCCGAAGATACAGCGATCAATGAAGTGCTTTCCGCTGCATCGAAATGGATGGCGGATAGCTGCGATGGCGAGGACGAGGAAAGCCAAGCGTTCGATCAATGCTGCACTACGGGGCTAGGCGTTTGCGAAAACCGCATGTCCTTCGATGACGACCCGATGGGCCTATACGTCGAAGAACAGGTGATGTGCCTTGAAATGTATTGGGACCGGACGGCACGGAAAAAGAACCTGTCCGACAGCCGCCGCTTCTCTCGCGTTCGCCGGATGCCGCTTGGCGATGCGATGCGAATGTTCCCCGGCTTCACCCGCGAGCAGCTTGATGCGGTGTGGGCAATCGACGGCCCGCTGGATTATCCACAGAAATCTTTGGAACAGAAATGGAAGCGCGACACCAACAATACGATGGATTTGCCTTACGACGATCAGTGCGAAGTCACTATCGTCCAGATGCAATGGATCGAGTTTGAAACGTATTGGCTGGTTGCCGATCCAATGACCAACTCGAAGGCCGAACTGAGCGATCAGCAATATCGGACCTTCGAGAAGCGGATGCAGATGCTCGGCATGAGCGTCGATGCCGCGAAGCTGACCCGCAAGATTTACAAGCAGGCATTCCTTGGAGCGCAGGACGTGATGCTGCGTCCTGCTGGGCCTGCCCCGATAGCGGGACAATTCACATGGAAGTTCATCACTGGCGAATTGGACGCGGTGAAGGGCACTTGGTTTGGCCTCGTCGCGGTGATGAAAGACCCGCAGCAATGGGCGAACAAGTGGTTGAGCCAAGTCCTGCATATACTGAACACCACGGCGAAGGGCGGCATCATTGCAGAACGGGCTGCATTCGATGATGAGCGCGAAGCCGAAGATAGCTACGCGCAACCGGATGCGATTTCATGGGCGGCGGATGGTGCGCTATCAGGGCCAAACCCGAAGATCATGCCGAAGCCCGGTTCTGGTGTTGTGGAAGGGCATTTGGGGCTGATGCAGTTCGCCATTTCCTCGATCAAGGACGTGACGGGTATCAATCTCGAATTACTCGGCCAGCAGGACCAGAACCAGCCCGGCATCCTCGAGGCGATGCGTAAACAAGCTGGCATGACGGTGCTGGCGACGTTGTTCGATTCATTGAGGCGTTTCCGCAAACAGACCGGACGCGCTCGGCTCTTTTTCATCCAGAACTTCCTATCGGATGGCAGGCTGATTCGCGTGGTCGGCAATGACGAGGCGAAGGTTGTCGCCTTGGCGAAGGACAAGACGGTTGGTGAATACGATGTGATCGTTGACGACACGCCGACTTCACCGAACCAGAAGGAAGCGAATTGGGCGATTATTCAGCCGATGCTCGCGATCTTCAAAGACCAGTTGATGAGCAATCCCGAAGTATTCGCGATGCTGCTTGAATACTCGCCATTGCCATCGCGCGTGGTCGAAGCGGTCAAGGCTTTCATCAAGCAGGGCCAGAACGATCCGAAGAACCAGCAAGAGCAGCAGGAAAACAGGCAGTTGCAGATTGCCGGCGCGGTGGCTTCGATCAACAAGGATCAGTCGATTGCCGAAATGAACGATGCCAAGGCTGGGGCTACGCAATCCACCGCGGTTTACGACATCGCTATGGCGCGCAATCTTCTGTCTAAGAACGATTCCGAAGGCTTGGCTGCACATTTGAAGGCAATGGAATTGGCGATCAAGGCTCGGCAGACCCAAGCCCAAGGCGACAAGATCGCCGCCGATACCGCCCATACTCATGCCCAAACGGTTCGGGAATTGGCAGGCGTCCACACCGACCTTGCCAATTCGGATGCACAGGCCCATGACGCGGCCACCAAACACCTTCAAGCCGTCCACGGCATGACCACGGATCGAACCAGCCAATTGATCGACCATTTAGGCGCAGTGACGAAAGCACATCGAGATGTTGCAGCCGCCACCAAGGATCATGCCGCTGCGAGACAGATTGAACGGACTCCAGTTACGGCACCGCAACCTTGACCACCACAGCCCGCAGAGCATTGCTCGGCAACGCGCGATCATTTTTCGAGAACCATCTATCCGGCCTATTCAGTTGGGACGGAACGAATATCCATCAGGCCGAACCATTGCCCGATTTGCCCAATGGGCGTAGAAATCCGCTCGGCAAGTTTCGGGAACAAGTTGTTTTATCATTTGGAGAGTTCGATTTGACCGTTTCATCGTCGGAGGATGATCCCCCGCTAGGCTGGATCGAGTGCAGACATGCCCGATCAGGCGATATTTGCGAGGGTGTCCCGGATGCGATGACTTGGAGCAATATCGGGGACTTCGTAAAGAGGAAATCGACACATGGCTAACGAAGGTGCGAATGCGGTGATCCAGGACGATCAAACCGCTGATGCTCCCGATGATGGATTTACTCCCGAGGAACGGGCGCAATTCCAGGAAATGCAGACCACGACCAGCGGTCCTGCCCCGGTCGATCCTGTTCCTGCCACACCAGAGCCTGCACCCGTCGCCGCAGCGCCAGCAGTCGCCCCAGCCGCAGCGGATGATGATGACGACGAACCGGCTCCCGCGCCTATCCCCGGCGCACCGCCAGTGCCCGCAGACCAGCAGCACCCCCGCCGCGTCTCATGGTCGAAATACTCTCGCGAGACGGATGAGCTTCGGAAGAAGGTTGAGGCCGCCGAGGGCACGATCGCTCAACAGCGCGTCAATCAGGCAAAGCTCGATGAGCGCCTAGCGATCATCAATGAAGCCCTGACGGCACCACCGCAGCAGGCCGCACAGCCTGCGGATGACGACCCGGAGCCCGATCCGAACGAGGATATTTTCGGGCACAACGCATGGCTCAAGCGCCAGCTTGTGAGAACGAACCAGCGGATGGAGGAGTTCACAACGGCGCAAGAGCAGCGCCAGCAGGCGAGCGACGAGAATACCAATCTCAACAATTCGTATTTGCAGGACGCGAATACATTTGCCGCCAAGGAACCGAATTTCGTCCCGGCTTATCAATTCCTGATGGAATCGCGGGTCAACGAACTGGCCCATTATTTCTTCGGCAAGGACTTGACCGAACAGGGTGCCCATCTGACTCCACAGGAGGTCAAACGCATCACCGATGAAATAACTGCCGAGGAACGCGCGCTAGTCCAGAACGCGGTCAAGGGTGGCCGCAGTCCAGCGCAGGAAGTATTCAAGATGGCGCGGATGCGCGGCTTCCGCCCGCCCGCCCCCGCGGCGCAAGCACCCGCTGCCGCCCCGGCGACCAACGGCGCGGCTGCTCCTGCGGCCCGCCCGACAGCAAGCGCGGCGCCTCCCGCCGCTGCCGCTCCTGCTGCCCCAAGCGTCACCGCCGAACTGGCCCGTATCCGCAATGGGCAAGATGCAGCCCTATCGCTGTCTCAGGGTGGTGGAGCGCCCGCGGTTACATTAGACGCGGCTCGGCTCGCGAATATGCCGGATGACGAGTTCAACGCGCTGCTCGACAGCATGAGCGAAAGCCAGCGACGAGCGATCATGGGGGGATGAACCCCAATCCATAGTGTTCCGCTTTACACGCGCCACCAACGGTGATATTGAGAATTTACGGGCAGCTTTTGGTTTGGGCTTCGGTTTGAACCGCTAGGTCGCTCAGGTAGTAACGCGAAGCACATTTCCACGACCGTCTAGCCCACAGAGTTAACGGGCTGGTGTCCTTCCCGCACCAAATATCAGGGATATGCCGTCTGCTCTGAACGGTAATCAGCGCGCCCTCTGAACAGCGACCTTTGACCGGCCTTCCCCGTTTGGGGTTGGCCTCGAACGCAGGGTGCCTCATGTCAACCACCTCTTATGGCGTCAACGACGCACTCGCGGTCAAGCTTTGGTCGAAGCGCCTCGATCACGAAGCTCTGAAATATACCGACATTGGCCCGCTGATCGGCGATGACGCCAATTCGGTCATCCACCGCAAGACGGAAACGCAGAAGGGTGCGGGCGACCAGATCACCTACGGCATCCGTATGCAGTTGTCCGGCGCTGGCTTCACGGAAAACCAGCTTGCGGAAGGCAACGGCGAATCGCTGACCACCTATTCCGATGCTCTGGTCATCAACGAACTCGGCCATGTCGTCGGCGTGAAGTCCAAGAACTCCATCGACCAGCAGCGCGTGCCGTTCGATCTCCGCGAGGAAGCCAAGGGTGGTTTGGCCGATTGGTATGCCAAGCGGTTCTCGGTGGCATTCTTCAATCAGGTCTGTAGCTACGTCTTGCAGACCGATGTGCGCTTCACCGGATTGCAGGCACCGACCGCGGTTGCCACGTCTCGCATCACCCGTCAGTCAGCCCGCGCCAGCGACGATCTGCTGGTTGCCGGCGATACTATGACGCTCGACCTGATCGACAATGCCAAGGAAATTGCGATCACGGCGACCCCGAAGATTCGCCCTGCCACGTTCTCGGGCGGCGGCATGGGGATGAATGGCCGGCGCGACTTCAACAAGACGCTCACCGACAAGTACGTGGTATATCTACACCCGTACCAAGTCACCGACCTTCGCAAGAACACATCGACCGGCCAATGGCTCGACCTCGTGAAATCGGCCTACATGGGCCGTGGCGAGAACTATCCGGTCTATACCGGCGCGATCGGCGAATACAATTCCTGCATTCTGCGCCAAGCCTTCGACGTGACCACGGGCGTTTCCGCGACCACGACCGATGTTGCGACGGTGCGGCGCGCGGTATTGCTCGGCGGCCAAGCCTGCATGATGGCCTTCGGCCAGGACAACGGGCCGAACAAATACCGCTGGAACGAGGAACTGTTCGATCACAAGCGGCGCCTCGAGGTGTCGGCTTGGACGATCCACGGCTTGAAGAAGGTCCGGTACAACTCGGTGGATTATGGCACGGTCGTTATCTCGACCTACGCCGTGGCCCACACCTAATCGTAACGGCTAACGGAAACCGCCTGCTCTAAACTTGACGCCCCGGAGGGTTTGACCAATGACCACCAATACTGCGCAGGTTGCACCTCCCGTCCGCGTCGATCCGCGGCAGGTCATAAATTCGCTCAAGCAGACCATCACTTGGAACGATGCGGGTATCGCGACGGGTATCGCATTCCAGAACTCGCTTCCTGCTGGCGCAAATATCATGGGAGTTCTGGTGGACATCGTTGCCGCCTTCGATGGCGGCTCGGTGCTTACAATCGGCACTGTCGCCGCGACGTACAATAACATCGTGGCTGCTGGCGACGTGGACGAGACAACGATTGCCGCTACGCTCGTACCCCGCGGCCTCGGACGCGGCCTGACTGCGGCGGCTGACATTGCGCCTTTCTACATGGTAACGGGCGGTCTGACGAAGGGTTCAGCAGTCGTTACGATTATGTATGAAGGCGGTTGGGCGTCGTAAGCTCGGCCAAGGACTACGCGGCACGTCTGACACAAGGAAACACGGCAATGCTCAAGAAAATTCTCGGTCTGGCTTTTCTGGCGGCGCTGGCCTTTGTGCAGCCGACATTCGCAGCGGACATTGCCCTGGACGGCTATCTGCGGGGCCTCTGCACCACGACCACTGCGGCGGGCAATGGCACGGCGGCGACGGCCACGCTCAATAACAAATGCGGCGTCATCACCACGGAAACGCTGTCATCCTCGACCAACTCGCTCTACACGCTGACGCTGACCAATTCGGCGGCGACGGTGGGCGACATCGTTCTGGCGACTGTCGGGCTTGGCACGGCAACGACTGGTGCGCCGAACGTCGAACAGGTCACGACCACGGCTGGTCAGGTGGTCATCAGCGTTCGGCAGAACACCAGCACTAGCTTCAACGGTACGCTGAAGATCAATTTCTTCACTGTCCGGCCCTGATCTGACGGCGGATAACGGCGAGGCGCTGACATGATGCGGAAACTATTGATCGCGGCTAGTGCCTTGGCACTGATCGCCACCGCTGCCTACGCCATCCAGCCCGGCACAACCGGGACGAACAAGGCCAGTCAGCAACAGGGCTTTCGCACTGGCGTTCTGATCCAGAAGAACAATACGGCGACGGCTACAGCGGGTGCGGCTACGCTCAATGCGGCAGGTTCCGGCATCATCACTACTGAGGCGTTGGCGACTGCGGCTGGTTCGCCATATACGCTGACCCTGACGAACAACATGGTTGCAGCGGCTGACCTTGTGTTTGCCAATGTGCAGTATGGTACTTCGACGGTCGGTCAGCCATACATCAAGACCATCACGCCGGGAGCGGGTTCGGTGGTTATCGTGGTCGGCAACTCAACCGAGACCAGTTCTTCGGTGTTCAATGGGACGCTGAAGATCGGTTTCTTCGTTCTCAAGCAGAGCGCAAACGGCGCCGATTGATCTTCTGTCGGCCACCCCGTATGGGAGCAGTCTATGGCCGGCGATCTTGCAACGCTAAAATCGCGGATCGCGAGCGAGATCAATCGCCCTGATCTCACGTCGCAGATTGCGAACGCGATCAATGATGCGATTCTGGTTTATCAGAAAGAACGCTTTCGCTTTAACGAAACCATCCCCAATGCCCCGACCACGTTCAATACGGTCGTCGGGCAGGCGAACTATTCCAGCGTCGATCTAGCCGACATCGCAACGATGTTCAGTCTGGATTACATGATTATCCAGATCGGCTCGTTCTTGCAGCACATGACGCGCGGCGATCCGAAGCATCTGAAGGTCTATAACCAGATCAACACCATGCTCGGGCAACCACTTTGGTATGCGACCGAGCAGAACCAAATCATTTTGTCACCGATACCATCCGCAATTTATCCAGTGACGATGGGCCTCTTGAGACGTATCGCTGCACCTGCGACTGATATCGAAGCCAATAATCCATGGATGATTGATTGTGAACGTCTAATCAGGGCGCGAGCGAAGTATGAGATTGCGGTCCATGTCACCCGTAATCCGACTATGGCAACGGCTATGTCGCCTTCTCCGCCTACTGAGAATGGCGGTGTTGTCGGGGCTGCTTGGCGCGAATTTAAGTCTCTCAAGGGAGAGGCAAATAAGATACAAACGCTAGGCCGAATGCGGGCCATGCAGTTCTGAGGTCACATGGCCGGTTCCACCATCAGTTTCTCTGAGTGGGCGCCAGATTTAAGCGATTTGGGTACGAACGTATCCAACCTGATTTCTGGGTGCATTCCGCAGGCTGACGGATTCGGGCCGTTCAAATCTCTTGCCGAGTTCACACAGGCGCTTCCTGACAATGCCCGCGGCTATTTCTTCGCCCGCAAGAGCGATGGCTCGATTGCGGTGTTCGCTGGCACGTCAACGCGGCTCTACAAATTAAACAACACTACCTTTGCATGGGATGATACGTCCAAAGGTGGCATGGCCTATTCGACGCTGGTAGCGAGTGACAATTGGCGGTTCGAGCAGTTCGCGGATTTCGTCATAGCTGTTCAGAGCAATACGGTCCCGCAGAAATTCGTGCTGAGCAGCGCGACATTGTTTGTTGATCTTGCTGGCTCACCTCCGAATGCCTCGCACATCGCGATCATCAATCGGTTCGTGGTGCTGACGGGTTTGCTCTCGGAACCGCGCCGGGTGCAATGGTCAGACTTGGATGGTCCTGAGACTTGGACCGCTGGCGTTGGCTTGTCGGATTTCCAGGACTTGCCGGATGGCGGCACGGTGCATGGCATTTCAGGTGGTGACGCTTATGGCGTGATCTTCCAAGACGAACCGATACGGATGCTGACCTATTCACCGGGTTCGGCGGTGACGTTCACGATCAACCGTATCTCGCAGAACGATCCGTTGTTCGCTCAGTACTCGCCTGTAGTGAATGGCGACAAGACGGCGTTTATTTCGGCACAGGGATTTAAGATTATCGAACCGGGTTCTGCACCGCGTCCGATCGGCAAGGAACGGGTTGATCGATTCTTCTTCGGTGACGTGGATCGGGGAAATCTACAGCTTGTCATCGGTGCTGCTGATCCTACGGCAACGCGGTTCTATTGGGCATACAAGTCGCAATCCGGTCAGGCAGGGCTATTCGACAAGGTGCTTTCCTACGATTGGTCGATTGGCGAAAACGGCAGATGGACGATCCTGCCGCTGTCGGGAGAATATCTGTCTGCGTTGGCACGACCGGGATTGACACTCGAGCAACTGGACGCGATTGCACCGGGACAACTGCATGTATTGGGCACCGCTGCTGGACCGGGCGGGGTGGTGCGGCTCGAGCTTGACGCAATCTCGAATGCGAATTTCAGCTTGGGCACCGTTGGTGTGCCATCGCAGAACTTCTGCGAGGTGCAGAACATCGTCGGCACAATCGAGGGCAATGGTTCGTGGGTCTATACGATACCGGATGCTACGCATATTGATCTGGTCGGTTCGGTGTGGGCGAATGCGTGGATCAGTGGAGGTGCTATCGGTGGTTCTTTGGACGCCCTGCCGTTCTCGCTCGATAGCATTTCGGTTGCAGCTATTTCCGCATTGTCGGCGGTGAGCAGCAATCACAAGGTTGGGTTCTTCACCGGGCCGAACATCGAAGCAATCCTTGAGACGCCGGAACAGGACTTGGAAGGGCAATTGGTATTTATCGATAGCAGCCGTCCCATCACTGACTGTGCGGATGGCATGGTGTCGATTGCGGGCCGGATCAGGGCGCAGGATGTCTCGACCTACACGACAGAGAGCGCGATAGATACCCGCTCGGGACAAGCATATAACCTGATCGAGACGCGCTATGCGAAGGGCCGCTTGCGTAATCCGGCAGGCTCGACTTGGAGTTTTGCGAGGGGTATTCAACCGAACGCGCAACCCGCTGGCGATACCTAGCCATGCCTGACATTTGGGGCAGTCTCGCGCCGTCATCGCCCGAGGAACAGGCTGCGGTGGAGGCTGCGGCACAGGCGGCGGCATTGCGGCAGCGACGGGGGATAGCGGCTCGACCTAACCCGCCGTTGTTGCAGGCATTGAGCGAGATACCGCAGCGCATGTACGGAGCGGGCGCGGGCTTCGCGAACGCTGCTTCGCAAGCCGCAAACGAACAATTTCCGATGCAGTCCGCGCCGTTCGCGCTCGGCAAGCCGATGGATGTCTCCACCGACTACGACCCGCGCCGTGAGGCGGCATCATTGGGGGCGGAAACCGCGATGAACGTCATTGGAGCGCCGGGGGTGATGGGTGGTGTTCCGGCTGATGCGTTGGGAAGCGCGGCGAAAGGTATCCGCGCCTACCACGGCTCGCCGCATGATTTTGATCGCTTCGATCTCAACAAGATCGGCACGGGCGAAGGCGCGCAGTCTTATGGTCATGGGTTGTATTTTGCTGAGAATCCGAAGGTGGCAACTGATTACAAAAATAAACTTGCTGCTGGCAAAGGTTGGGCCGCCGGTTGGTTACAGGATGCAAAAGGAGATCCAGAATTAGCTAAACAGCTTTATATTAAATCGCTGCGCGGAAGTTCTTTTGGGCCGAAACCGGAAACGCTAGATGCGATTGATCGGGCTGCTAAGATTCCTCATGGCCGCATGTATGAAGTCAACATCAACGCCCATCCTGACGAGTTCTTGAATTGGGATAAGCCGCTTCGCGATCAGCCAATAGTAGATCAGATTCGCAGCATTGTGCCGCGCGACGTGCTCTATCCATTCGACAAGAATATTGAAAGCGGAATTAGTGGGGCTAACGCCTACCACAATTATATTCCTTCGCAGCGATTTGCCGTCCGTCCAGATATATCATCGCCATGGGAAGCTTCAAATGCGGCCACTTATGAAGATGCCCTGAAATCTGTAGGTGGTGACAAATCCAGACTGCAAACTGTTTTGACGCCATCTAAAGAAAATGCTTCGGCTATGCTCAACAAGGCTGGCGTTCCCGGCATCAAGTATCTTGACCAAGGGTCACGTCATCCCGGCTTCTCAAGCCTGACGCCACAGCAATTAGATGCCCGCATTGAAGTCTTGCAGAAAGACATTGCAAGCGGTGGCGGGGACCAAGCGCGGATGAAAGACAAACTTACCAATTTGCAGAGAGAACGAGACACCTATCGAAATCAGACGAGCAACTATGTCGTGTTCAATGACAAGCTAATCGACATTCTGCGGAAATATATGGTTCCCGGCGCGATAGGTGCTGGCGGTTTCGGCTCACTTGCTCCGAAGCAGGATAACCAGCCGTGAGCGGGATCAACATTCCGCCTAATGAGCAGTCGATTTGGAACATCGTGCAGGCAATCTTGCAGCTTGCACAGGGGCGATCTAACGCGGTCGGGCAAGTGACGCTGCGGGCGAATCAATCGACTACGACCGTGACGAAAGCGACCTCGCCAGCGGCGGTGAACATGAATGAGAACTCTGCGGTGTTTCTCTCGCCCAAGACAGCGAATGCGCAGGCGATTGCATATTCCTGGTTTATCAGCGCGAAGGCGCAAGGAAGCTTCGTCGTAACCCATGCAAACACGCCGAACGCTGGACAAACTTTTGATTTTGAAATCCGCGGCGGCGCGTGATGCACGCCCCCGCCCATCGCAAGTCCATTCTCTATTGCGTTCCCCCGAAGGAAGTCCCGAAGTTCTGGCCGTTTGTGGCGCAGATGATTGACGACTCCCATGCCGCGGTCGATCTGCCGACGCCTGACGTGCGGACATGGTTGATCGAGGAAAAGGGCTTGCTCTGGATTGCTGTGCTAGGGCTGAAAATAGTCGGGTGTTTGACGACATCGCTAGAGCGGCAACGGTCAGGGCTGGTCTGCCGGATGGTGTCGGCTGGCGCAGATGCGCTGCAATACTGCACCGACCATCAGGAAGAAATCGAGGCGTATGCACGCGCCGAAGGTTGTAGTAAGATGGTGTTTGAGGGTCGTCCAGGGTGGGGCAAGATGCTCCGCGGTTATGCCCCTAAGACAGTCAGCTTTGAAAAGGCGCTGTTGTAGGAGGCCACCATTTCCGGCTCTAGCAAGCAAACAACTGCAACTACTCAGAATAGCCAGACGCAGCCGTGGGGACCTGCCGTTCCCGGTTTGATGGACTTGCTATCGAAATACACGTCCACGCCGACTGACGTAACGAGCGGGCAGACATCGGCGCTATCCAATCTATCTGGTGCGACTAGCAATCTACCGGATTTCAGCGGTTCTGGCTCGACCGCGCTCACCAATCTGTTCGGCTCAAGCACGACGCCACAGGTTGGCATGTTGCAAAGTGCATTGAGCGGACTGCAAGGCAATATCGGCGGGACTGCCTCGGGTGCTGATCTAAATCCGTATTCAACGCCGGGATTCTCTGACGCGCTCAAGACAATGACGAACGACATCACCAATTCGGTGAAGGGCGTTTATGCTGGTTCGGGGCGCGACCCATCGGGCGCGGGTTCATTTGCTCAATCCCTCGGGCGCGGCCTGACGCAAGGCGAAGCTCCGACGATTGCCGCGCAATACAATCAGAACAAAGCAAATCAGATGAATGCCGCGAATAGCTTATTCAGCGGCACGGGAACCACAGCAGGGCAGATCACCGGCCAACAGCAAGTCCCGCTCGCAAACCAGACGCAGGCACTCGGCCTCATCCCGCAATTGATGCAGGCTTTCACCGCGCCGGCACAGACACAACTCGGTGCCGCGAACACGGCATACTCTCAGCCCTTCGCCAATCTCTCGGCATTGCTCGGGCCGCTCACGTCGATTGCTGGGCTTGGGCAATCCTCGACCGGCTCTGGCACTTCGACCACGACGCAGCCGCAAAGCACGGCGGGGAATATCTTGGGCGGCTTGGCGGGTGGCGCGGGGATACTCAGTTCGCTCGGCGGCTCGGCAGGCGTTGCCGGGCTGCTTCCGCTCTTGGCGGCGATATGATGAAATTTGACGATACCGGACTCAATGAGCCGGAACCGATGGCAACTTTGCTCATGCAGCAAGAGCGGCTGACTTCAGGCAAACGCTGCGCGCAGATGTTTCCGAAAGGCACGCCAGAACTGCCGTTGCCTACTGGCATGGCTCGGATCGAAACGCCGCGCGGCATATTCCATTTCAATGCGGGGAAAATATCCGCCGATCATATCAGGCGATTGAGCAAATCTGGCCGCGAGAATGTCATTCTTGAACTTGGCCCATACAGCAAATCGGATGTGGTCGAGCGGTTGGAGGCTGGCGAGAAATTTGTCGTGATCGCGGAATACATGGCCGATGGAACTGAATTGCGCGCGGCTGCTGGAACCGAGACGACTGCGCCAATCCAGCGAATGTATTTTGAGAGAACCAAAGCTGACGGCAGCACCATAATCAGCGGACCATTGCCGCCGCGCATCGCAAGGAGAGCATGATGCCATTCGGACCTCCCGGCAGTCTTGCCGACATCGGCCCACAAATCCTGATGGCGGCATTGCAGCGCCAGCGGCAGAACCCGCTCATGCCTTCCGCGCCAGATCAGAACGCGCCCGTCCGTCCTGATGCCCCGCCTGCTCCGGGTGATCCGGCTTACGTTCAAGGCGGCGGCCAAGGCCCTGCGATGGGAACGGGTGGCGCGGCACCGACCGGCTTGCTCGGGATGCTGATGCAGCGGATGCAGCGGGGGATGGCTGGACCGAGCGGGGGAGCCGCCCCAAGCAATCCACTGGCTGGTTTGTTCGGCGGCGGTGGCGGTGGCGGGGGAATGATGGGCGGCGGCGGCGCGAACGGGTGGTAAATGGCTGGGCTGCTCGATCTTCTATCGAATTTCGGCGGGGATGCCTCGGGTATGGGTATGCCGCCCGTGCCTGCCGGCGCGTCCATGGGGCAAGTGTCGGGGATGCTCAGCGAACTCCTGAAATCGCTTAACCGTCGCCCGACCCATCCCGGCTTTTCCGGCGAGTCGCCTGACAATCCAAGCGGCGGGATGATGCGTGGTGCTGCCGAATCCGGCGCGGAGCCGAATGAGGCATGGACAGGCGGCCAATCCCCACTGCCACCCAAGACAAACGACCCGACATCGAACCAGCCCGAAGTCGTCAGCAATGGTGTCCCATTGCCGCGGCCTGACCCGCGCCCTATCGGCGCCAAACTCGACGCCATGGCCCAAGGACAGCCGCCAGCGCCGCCAATGAATATCGCCCCTGCCGCTAGTGGTCAGGGCGGCCAAACCGCACCAGCGGCTGCGCCTAGCGGAATCCAAGGGCTTCTCAGCAGACTTCTCAGCCCGAACAACGCCGGAATGTTCATGGCGCTCGGCTCTGGCTTGGCTGGGGCACCGTCATTCGGACAGGGCTTGAGCCGTGGCCTTGGCCGCGCTGCACCATTTGCACAGCAACTCGCCGGGACGAACGCCACGGTCGATGCTTTGGTTAAGAAGGGCTACAGCCCGAACGACGCGATTGCGATTGCCTCGAACAAGGAAGCTTTGACGCGGGTGATTCCGCAGTTGTTCGGCGGCGGGACGCCGAAATTGCAGACCGTCACTGGTCCTGATGGGATGCCGCAGAGCGCGTGGGTATCGGAAGATCAGCAACGCATTACTCCCGCCGATCTGTCACAAGGGCCACCGAAGGTGCGAAACCATGCTGACTATACCGCCCTGCCTGTGGGGACGACTTACATTGATCCGAAAGGCACTCCGCGAATTAAGAGTGCAGGGGGAGGCTGATGCCTGATCCTTGGGAAAACGATCCAGTCGCCCAAGCGCCTACGGCGCCTGCACCGATTACTGAGACTGGCGATGACTATCTGAAAAAGTACGTCACGCCGAACTTGCAGCCGGTCGTCAAGTCTATCGTGGAAGGCCGCAGCCCGTATCCGCAAGGCTTCCTGATGAAAACGCCATACGGGCAGGCGTTGGTGAACCACGCACAGCACTATGATCCGACATTCAGTGCGGAGAACTATCCAACGTATCTCAGTCTCGACAAAAGCTACCGCGGCGGCGGTGAAGGTTTTCGGCAGTTGCGGGCGGCAAATACCGCCATCACTCATGCCATTCCATTGCTCAAGGCGACCGATGCACTCGGCAATTTCGACACGCTGCCAGCGATCAATACGCCTTACAATACGATCCGTGGGCAGGTCAGCAAGGATTACCAAACCGCCCGCAGTAACTTTGAGGCCAATGCCGAACCATTCGTTCGCGAACTAGACTTTGCCTTGACTGGCAAATCGACATTGGGCGGCCAAGCTGAAATCCGCAAACTGCTCGACCCTGATGCCTCTGGCGTTGTGAACAAAACGTCCATCATTCGCCTGCTATCGCTTCTGCAAGGGCGCGTTCACGAGCATGAATCCGCTTATGCTTCCGGGCGTCGATCGGTCAGTTTGCCGCTTGAGGCATTGTCACCGCATAACCGCGCTGCACTCGATCAATTGGTTCAATCAGGCGATGCCAAGATGCCGGAAGGCCAGCCCGCCGCACCGCAAGCGCAAGCTCAACCACAGTCCCCCGCAGGGCCGCGCCGCACCAGCACCGGCATTCAGTGGAGCATTGCGCCCTAATGCCCGTTCTCAACATCCAAGGCCAGCAAGTCCAAGTCGATGACTCGTTCCTCAAGCTATCGCCCGAGGACCAGAACCGCACGGTTGATGAAATCGCTGGGAGCTTGAAGGGCGGACAGGCACAGCCACAGCAGCCCGCACAGCCCGCGCCGACTGCGGACGCCACAGCAAGTGATGTGGTTCGTTCGCTTTCCAGCGGTGTCCCGGTTGTCGGCGGGACACTGAACAAACTCGATGCCGCGACCAACGCGCTGATCGCTCCGGTTCTCAATCGCTTCTACGACGACAAGAACCAGCTACAGGGTTCAACCTTTGGCGAGCGGTATTCCAATTCGTTGAAAGAACTGACCGATCGCGAAGCCCAATTCGCACAACAGCATCCGGTTCTCGACACCGCAGCGAAGATCACAGGCGGCGTGGCTGGCACGGCTCCACTGATCGCGGCGGCTCCTGCGGCATTCGGCGTTGGCGGCGGCTCGCTGCTCGCCAATGCGGCACGCGGCGCGGCGAGCGGCGCGGGGCTGAGCGCCGCTGACGCTGCAACGCGCGGCGATGATCCATTGCGTGCTGCCGAATTTGGCGCGGGTGGTGGCATTGCTGGCCCGCTGATCGGCAAGGCGGTTGGTTCAGTGGTCGGCAATGCGGCACCGAGGGCCGGGGCAACCAATGCGCTTGCGGAAGCGGCGCAACGCCAAGGCGTCCAATTCCCAGCCGTGGCCGCAAGCCCCAATCTGATTACGCAGCGGGTCGGCGGTGCATTGAAGGAATTTCCATTCATCGGCGATCCGATTGTTGATCGCTCGCTCAAGGCCAGCAGCCAAATGGGCGATGCGCTTCGTCGCACCGAACAAGGCTATGGCAGCGGCAGCGTTCTCAATGCTGGCGAGACTGCCAAGACTGGCTTGACCGACTGGATCACCGGCAAGTCGAAAGACGTAATGGGACGGCTCTATGGCGCGGTTGACCCGCTGATTAACCCGAATGTGACCCGCCCGCTCACCGCGACCGAGCAAACAGCAGGCAAAATCCTGTCCGAGCGGCTGGCAGCGAAGATGACAGATGCAGGCAAGGCGGTTGATCTGGTTTCCAATGCCCTGCCTGCAATGTCGCGTGGCGGCTTGACCTATCAAGGCTTGAAAACTCTGCGGACGCAGATCGGCTCCTATCTCGACGGCTCGATCCTGCCGGAAGCGGGCACATCAATGCCTGATCTCAAGCGCATCTATGGTGCCTTGACCGAGGACTTGCGGAACACGGTGTTGGATGCTGGCGGCCAGCCAGCGTTAAAAGCCTTTAACCGCGCCAACACCATCAACCAGATCGTATCGCAGCGCCGTGAAGCCTTGGCGAAGGTGGTCGGCACACAGGCACAAGCGGCACCAGAGCAAGTCATTGATCGCCTTGTCGGCATGGCAAGCACCAGTTCGCGGGCCGACATCAACAAGCTGATGCTGGCGCGCAAAACCATCGGCGGCAACAATTGGGGTGAAGTGGCATCCGCGGCTATCTCGCGCATCGGCAGAGACGCCGAAGGCAAGTTCAGCCCTGAGCGTTTCCTGACGGCTTATGGAAAGCTATCCGAGAATGGCAAGCAGCTATTGTTCAGATCGACGGGCCAGAACGACTTAGCCGATGCGCTGGAAGATATTGCGCTGATGTCGAGCCACGCCAAGCGGCTGCAGAGCTTCGGCAATCCAAGCGGCACCGCTCGAGCCGGTAGCTTGCTCGCGACCGCGACGGGCGCGGTGATGCAACCGCATATCGCTATCCCAACAGCAATCGGAGGCCGCATTGCTGCGGGCGTGATGGCGCGTCCGATCAAACCAAGCACGTTGCGTCTCGCTAGGACCAATCCGCAGATCGCTTCATTGCTGCAATATGCGACTACGGGCGGCGCAATCGGTTCGACCGCTGGCGGTGCTGTAGGACGCACACCAATCCAACCAGCACCAGCATTGCAACAAGCCACTCCATGAACGATGCGCGGTGCCGATAGATGAACCAATGCCAGACATACAGGAACGTGCTAAACAGCAATGCGAAGGCGATCAGACACACGGCGCGCGGAAATCTGAGGGCTAGGTAGGTCATGGCTTCTCCTGATCCTGCATTTCTCGATGCTGTGCGCGCTTCCGCAGGCCGCTTGGGAATCAGCCCGTCAGATTTATTGACCAGCATTCTCTACGAAAGCAATGGCCGGAACGTGTGGGGTGGAAAAGGTGGACAGTATCTAGGAGTTATCCAGTTCAATCCTGAGAACCAGAAGAAGTACGGCGTGACACCTGACCAAACTCCCGCAGAGCAAATGCCAGCAGTTGAAGCCTACCTTCGTGATCGCGGATTGAAGCCGGGTTCTGGCCTGCTCGACACATACTCAACCATTAACGCGGGTAGGCCAGGGCTTTACGGACGTTCGGACGCAGCGAACGGCGGCCTTCCCGGCACAGTAGCCGACAAGGTTGCGACCATGGCTCCGCATCGGCTTCGCGCCAACGCATTGCTTGGACTCTCGGGCGGGGACGCGGCGCCCGCCGCAGGCGTATCACTACCGGACACTGCGCCTGCGGCTGGTCAATTCAGTCAGCAGGCCGCCGCACCGACCGCCGCGCCAGCACAGCCAGTGGCACCGACTGCCGCATCTGCATCGCCAGACCCATCATCCGCGCTCCAGCAATTCGCACAGACCATGCAGCAAGAAGATCAGCCGCTTGAACCCGTCTCGCCAGTCCAGATCAACTATCCGATGACGGCGGCGATGCGGGCGAGGATTGCGAGAATCGCGGCGGCGGCGAGAGGCGGTGCGTAATGCCATTCTGGATTTGGTCGAAAACAGCATCTAGCAACGCTAACGCCGATCCGACGATTTCTTGGGCCGAAGGGATGAGTCCGTCATCCGTAAACGACAGCGGGCGATCCATGATGGCTCGCGCCGCCGAATATCGCGATGACATTTCCGGTTCTGTCACCACAGGCGGTTCGGCCACGGCTTACACATTGACGACAAACCAAGGTTTGGCCGCTACTCCGAATACTGGACAACTGATTGCGTTCACTGTTCACGCGACTAACGGTATAGCACCGACACTCACCACAGATGGCGGCAATACTTATCCGCTGATGAGCGACCCGAGCAATGCGATCGGCGCTGGCGCGCTGGTTCTCGGCACACCATACACCGCGAAGTTCAATGGTTCTCAATGGATCATGCGGAACTTCTACGGCGGGACGTTCTCGATTCCGCTTGGCGGGATAATGGCGTACATCGGTTCAACCGCGCCGAACTCAAACTTTGCTCTGCCATTCGGCCAAGCTATTTCGCGGACGACTTATGCAGCGTTATTTTCACTAATCGGAACGACTTACGGAAGTGGCGACGGCATCACCACTTTCAACATTCCTGACTTGCGCGGGCGAATGCTCGCTGGCGTCGATAACATGGGCGGTTCGGCTGCATCGCGGCTGACGACGACCTACTTCGGCTCTGACCCCACGGTGCTTGGCAATACAGGCGGTTCGGAGAATCATACGCTTGTCACAGCGGAAATGCCCGTAACCACGCCGGCAGGCTCGATCAATAACGTGGTGAGCGGTGGTACGGTTGGCGGCACGGGGAATGCAGGTGTTGCGGTTGGCGCCATCGGTGTCCCGCTAGGAAACTCGGCTATCGTCGTGACATCGACCTTCACCGGCACGCCATTCGGCAGCGGCAGTCCTCATGCTATTGTGCCGCCTGCGATGGTGACGAACTTCCTCCTGCGGATATTCTAAATGACCTTGGTAAAAACCAATCTCGACAACGTGCGCGAGCGGGCGCGGCAGCTTCGCTTTGAGCCGGGAAGTCTGATTACGCAGACGAACACTCAGCGGGCCATAGAGCAGTTGCTTACGCTCGGCGTTGCCCCAACACCTACGATTGTCAGCGCCACGCCCTATGCGCTTCTCGCTACCGATGTTCTGCTTGAGATCAACGTCGCGAACTGCGTCATCAATCCGGGTGCTGCGGCCTCTCGCAATGGCCTGCCGGTTTTCATTCATGACATCACCGGCAATGCGAGCGGTGCGCCGCATACGTTCAATGTGACGGTTGAGACGGTCATCAATCCGCAACTCTCCACCAACTACGGAACCATCGGCTTCTATCCGAGCGGCGCGAATTGGAGATTCCGGCAATGATGCGGAGGCTGATCGCTTCGCTGCTTGGGTTGCTGGCGCTGTGTTCGGTAGCGTCAGCACAATGCAGCGGCGTGTTTCAGCCCGGTACGTTCTGCGGCAATGCGAATGCGATTGCTGCCCCTCCGAAGCCGATTTCTGGTTCTGTAGGAAATACGCTCACGCCTGCTATCACATGGTCAGGCGTTCAATCGTACTCAGCCAAGGTTTATACCGCAGCCACGACCACACCGACCGCTGGATTGCAAATCCCGCAAGGCACAGCGCCGATCACGCCAGTCAATGGCGATGTGTGGACCGATAGCACAGGGATATTCGCGCGAATTGCTGGCATCACTTATGCGCTCGGCGGCATGGCAGGCTTCGCCAATCCAACAGCAGTCATCACCTCAAGCGCGATCAATGGTTCTGCAATCACTGCGATGCGGAGCGATGCGGCACCGAAGTTTGATTTGACAACGCCCTATAATTGGACGGCCCCGCACTCGTGGACGATTTCTTCCGTCAATCAAATTATGGGAATGACTTTCGGCCAGGACATTTCCGGTTCCAGACTTGAAATTCAGAAAACCAATTCCCCGACAAACTTCACCAATACGCGCGCTAGTTTTATCGCGCAGCATACGGATACGAAGGCCATCGGATCAGGACAAGTCATCCCTGCTTGGGAATATGTCCTGAACTGGACCGGCGATGGCTCGGTCATATCGCCTAACACTAGCAATTCAGTTCTTTCCGGTTTGTGGGTGGTTGCCACCAAGACCGGGGACGGCTCGCTACAGAATTTCACTTGCACGGCTCAACTGAGCGCGGTCGGCGCGGTTGGTTACAACGAGAGTGGATGTTTCCAAGGACAGATGACCAACACCGGGTCATCGAATGGCAACATATCCTTCAACGAAGGCTATATCGCTGACGGAATTTCGGGCGGCGCAACATTCCCGACCGTAATGAAATCCAATGTGATGCGGATTGGGAAATTCAATTCCGGTTCGCACGCATCATTTCTTTTTGTATCGCCGGAAGGCACGCAAGCGATAAACAGCCTCTTGGAAAAGAATACCACTGCGACCGGAACACTGATTACCGGATTTGATCTTAGCTCTTTTGCCTTCACGTCAGGCGTATGGGCAACAGTCCCGAACAATACCAATCTGCACTCAAAGAATAGTGCCGGAGTTGGAAAATTCTTGCTCGGCGTCGATGCTTCCGATGTGACGAATCTTGGTCTTACTAATACGACCAGCACGTTCAAACTGGTCAAATCTGATGGCTCCGCGTCTGGATTCTCGGTCGATTCAAGCGGCGCGATCAGTGCATCGAATATCAGCACCAGTGGTCATAATCTTCCGTTCCTTGATGGTGCAAATACTTGGAGCGCCATCAATACCAATTTGACCGCCGTAACGATCAGCGCGACCGAAGGCAACCAACTTCGATTTTTGAACAACGGCCAAGCATGGCGCGTGAACATAGTATCTGGCGGCAGTTTCTATATTACCGACCAGACCAGTGCTCAAATTCCGTTCCTCATACAAAAACAACCAACTGCCCAGCTTCAAATCGGTGCCAATTATAATTTCTTGGCAGGTCGCGTTGCGCTTACAGATACCACAGATGCCAATGGTGCCTCTGGCGGGTCCATCACCACTGCTGGCGGCATTGATGCCGTCAAGAAAGTTGTAGCTGGTGGAATTTCGGCCACATCAATCAGTGCCGTCACCATGGCAATTAGCGGTGTGATCTATGCGAATCGCGGCACAACCCCGACTGCCGCAGGTGCCATAATGTATTTCACTGACGCCAGCACGAACGCATGGGGCGGTGGCTTCATCGGAGGTGGCACGAATAAGGTTCTCGGCTTCTATAACGGTACGAACTGGACCGTATTCGGTAAATGATAGGCGGCTTCGTCGCTTTCATCCTCACAGTCTTGATGTGGCCTTTCATAGCGTCGTCTGCGACCACGCCGCGTTGGGGATTTATTGCGATTGTCGGGGCGATTGCCTTGTTTCGCATTCGCATCCGCATGACGACATCGCATGTGCTGTTCATGCTGATGCTCGGCTACGGCGCGGTGTCTCTGTTCTGGACCGAAGTGCCGGTTGAGTGGTGGGCGAACTTTCTCAAGCTGCTGTTCACGTTCTTCGCGTTCATGGTCGCGGCTGAATTGAAATCCATTCGCGGCTTGCTGATCGGCGCGGCGTGCGGTCTGACGATCAACAGCGTCATCGTCTATATGCAGATTTACGGTTGGACAGGATTGCCGCAAGTCTCGATGCCGGGCGGCTTGTTCATGAACAAGGACATGGGCGCCGAACTGGCTGCACTCGTGCTGATCGGATTGGTTTACGAGCGGCTGTGGTGGTTCGTTCCATTGGTAGCCTTGAATATCTGCCAATATCTCTTGCCAACTGAAATCATCCCGATCGGCAACGCTGTTTGGTCTTCGGTGAATTGGGCCGCGTTGCTGGCTACTCCGATCAACCTCGCTGGCACATTCCTCTATTCGCGCGGTGCGCTGGTATCGGTCATTGCGGTACTGGGCTTGATGATGATCGGTCGCTATCCGCGTTTGCTGGTCGGGGTAGGCGCTGTGACCGCGCCGATCGTCGGGATTTATTACATGATCCATTTCGACGGCAGCGTGGTCGAGCGGATTTCGATCTGGCACGATACCGTCGATGGCTTCACTTGGTTTGGCAGGGGCTTGGGTTCGTACTATGTAACCTTCCCTGATATTGGACATCGCATCGACACGCTCTACGCAAGGCCGGAACATGCCCACAACGATCTCCTGGAGTTCATTTACGAAATGGGCATCGGTGCGATCATCCCTGTGGCATTTGCGGTCAGTGTTTGGCGCTCTACCATGGCGACGGAGAAAGCAATCTTCCTCGGCTTCATGGTGCAGACCATGTTTGGCTTCCCGCTTCACATGCCCGCGACTGCCGCCTGCTTCGCTGTGGTGGCGGGGCGCTGCGCTGGCGGCGGGCCTGTTCTACGCGATGACATCAATGCTTGCCGAACAGCAATACGCATGGGGCTGGCAAATGTCCGGCAACTTTGCCGCCGCGATGCCAGCACTGGAAATGGCAAACCGGCTGTTCCCGCTCGAGTATCGGATCAGGAATGGACCGGCGTATCTCTACGTCGCAACGGAGCCGACACAGGTAACGCGGAATATGGCGATCGAACGAGTGCAGGCAGCGTTGCGGGATAACCCGTATGCGGCTGACCTACATACGAACTTGTTGAAGCTCTATGCGGAAGATCAGAACAAGGCTGGTGTCGAAGCTGAGTTCAAGGTGATAAAGCGTATTGCACCACACGCGCCGTTGATCCAGCAGTTGGAGAGGTCTGGTCTCAAATGAACCATCCGTTTTCAGAACTCGAACCGGAATACAAGAATTTGCTTTCGATCTGTCAGGTGCAGCGCAAGCCTTTGGCGGATCAAGCAGCGGCGCGCTTGCTCAAGGACAAGGCGTTTTATACCGCCGTCACTTCGCAGACCGGAGTGCCCGCAGCATTTATCATGGCGCTGAACGAGCGCGAATCATCCGGCAATCTGAATACCTATCTCGGCAATGGCGAACCGCTCGGGCGAGTGACACGGCTTGTGCCGAAAGGGCGCGGGCCATTTCCGAATTGGTCAACCGGCGCGATTGACGCGATCAAGTATGACCATCTGGACGGGACTGCGGCGTGGACATTGCCATTTGCTTGTTACCGCGGGGAAAGCTGGAACGGTTTTGGACCTCGCGCGCATGGCATTCACACCGGATACCTCTGGGCCGGTACGAATATCTACAGCCGTGGCAAATATGTCGCTGATGGGGTTTGGGATGCAAATCACGTCGATACGCAGCTTGGCGTCATCCCGGTTCTGCTCAGCATCATGGAGAAAGACCCGTCGCTGAAAGTCGGGGATGCCATCCCGATTGTTCAAGCCCCATCGGTCATTCCTGCACCTCAGCCTGCGCCGGAAGGCGTCATCGGTGCGGCATCGGTGCAAGCCGGATTGAATAAATTGGGGCAGAATCCACCGCTCGTCGTGGACGGGTCATACGGACGGCGCACCCGCGAAGCCCTGCGGCAGTTCCAAGTTGTCCACAATTTAGTTAGCGACGGCCTTTTCGGCCCTGTTACAAAGGCGGCATTGGACAAGGCTCTGGCAGACCACGGAGATTGAGCATGTTTAATAATCTTACCAGCGTCCAAAAGATCACCTTGGCAATTGCGGCACTTGGATTTCTCTCTGGTGCAGGCACGCAATTGACCGACATTTTTTCGCCGCTCGGATCAATGGCTCCTGTCGTCGTTAAGGAAATCATTTCTATCTCTGGCTTCGTGAGCGGCTTCCTCAGCGTGGTGTTGTATTTTGCCAGCGGCCAAGTGGCTCAGCTTAAAGCCGTGCAAGCAATGCCGGGTGTCGAAAGCATCCTTCTCAATTCCAAGGCGAACCAAACCGCTGCCATCCTCGCGCTTGATCCAAAGCAAGACAAGATCGAAGCCATCCCGGCTGCGAAAGCCGCTGTTGAAGCAACTGCGAAAGCCGCATAACTTAAACACAAAGGGGAGCACCACCATGCGCAAGCTTGTTCTCAGTCTAGCTGCCATCCTTGTTTCGACTTCCGCCTTCGCCGCCGATGTGCTGTTGCCGACCAAGGCGCAGCCCATCGTCAGAAGCGCGTTGTTCAACGGCTATCCGTACACGACCAGCGGCATCTATTTCGGCATCAACACCATGGGCGGTGGCGGCTCGGTCGAAGCGGCAGGCGTCGGTGTCAATCCGAACTCGCTGGTCAGCAATGAAATCGGTGTCGGCGGCACGCTCGGCTACGCATGGTCGAATGGCGGTCAGGTGTTCTACGCGGTTGAGGGCATTTTCGATTGGCAGAACTTCAACGGCAACACGCCCGGATTTGCCTTCTCCGGGCCTGCGACGTTCGAGCAGCGCGTGAAGCTCGGCACGCCGCTGACTAACTTTCTGTCGCTGTTCCCGACACTCGGCCTGCCGACTACTCCTCCGTTCCCGCCGCTGCCGAATGGACAGGTCGCTACCAACGTCCATCCATATCTCGCAGCGGGCGTGCGCGAGGATGATATTTCCGTCAACTTCGGCCTGTCGCAGAACCGTGCATGGCGGGTGATGCCAACGGCTGGCGTCGGCATGATGGGGCAACTGTCTAAGGGCATCGCGGTCGATACTTGGGCCGAAGTCGGTTTTGGTGCCAACTCGGTCTGTGCCGGCGTCAGCAACATCACGGGCGGTTGCGGCAAAGTCGGCAATCAGTACCGCGTTGGATTCGGCGTTTATTACTGAGCCGCATTCCTTGCGGTGATGAAAAATGTCACGGTCCCGGCCAGCTAATCGCTACGGAAAGCCGCCAAGCCCATTCAACCTCGGCACGCTAATCAATGTCGGTGGCATTCCGCTATTGACGATTGGCTTTGGCGTGCTGGCGTTCTACTTCACTACTGGCGCTACGCTGACACAGCACAGCGCGGCGATTGAGAAGTTGCAGATTGAAACCAAGACGACGACTGATGTCGATCTCAAAGCCAAGGAAGAATTGCGTAAGCAGTTCCTCGAAGCGCAGAACAAGAACTTGGAAATCCTAGGCAAGCTGGATACTCGCCTAGCGGTTGCCGAAACCAAACAGGAGACGGCAAATCAAACGCTTTCAAAAATTGCTGACGAGCTTTCGCGAATCACGTCAATTGTCCCTCGCAAATGAAATGCCACATGACCCCCTTCTAATCCTAGGATTGTTTTTGGTTGCGGGCGGCATTGTTCTGCTTTTTGCTCGGCAGTTCTAATCAGAAACCCCAATTCCTATCCGCTGACGCCATAGTGCTTGGAAGCCGGTTATTGGCGTTACTTCGACTTGCGCCAAACCATCCGATCCGATTTCCCGCGCGGCCAATGGGGACAGGTCAATAACCCTCCCATCGCGGTGCGGGCCACGATCAATGATTTCGACTACGACCGATTGTTTGGTTTTCAGATTGCGGACAAGCGCCAATGATCCGCATGGCAATGTTCTGTGCGCGGCAACTCTGGCATCTGCTGAGAATTTCTTGCCAGGGCAGGCGACCGCAAACTCAATGAATGTCGATGCTATGCCAAGCTCGCCAGCAATGACCGGGCTTAACCCGGCCATTAAGAACAAGGCGATGGTCGGTCGGATCAGGACTCAGCGATCATCTTGCGCGAGAGCTTGGCGATCCGTGAGACTTGGAATCCGCGGACGGATTCCTCCTCGAGACGCCGGCACAAGATCGCGCCACATCGTTTGATCTGTTCGGCCAACTCGTGAGCTTCGTCGCGCGTTTGCATCGCCCGCTCGACATGCTCATCGGCCATCTTAATGATGTCGTCGGCAATGATGGTGAAGCCTTTGTGAAAGCCGGAACCAGCTATGATGCCGAGCTTCGGCATTGCGGGATCAGCCTTGATCTGCTGGATCAGGGAATCAAGGTTGACCGCGAGCGACTTCACGCTGTCGGAAACAAGGTCAGTTTCGTCCTCGACGGCTGGTTCTTCTGAAACGCCGATCAGCGCGCGTAGCTCGTCAATCGGTTCCTTGTCCACAGTCATCATCGACATTGCATCCCCCTTGGGTTGTGAAGCTTCGGATTGAGGCGTATCGCTGTCGGACTTCATGAGTCCTCCCGTTATCAAACTTCGGCGCTGGCGCAAGTCGGCGCCGTTTCTTTATTGCCGGATTGCGGCTTTTCCTGCGTCAGAGATCAGCCATTCGCGGACGTTGTGGCTGGTGATGTTGCATTCAACCAAGCCCTCGCGCTTTGCCCGCAAGAGAGTAGCGCCCATCACTCCGGGCGGGCATGTATTTGGGTCGATGATAAGATGCGATGGGACAGCAAACTTGAAGCGGTCGAGGGCGACGAGGATGCGGCGGACGCGGGAATCAAGCATGGTTACATACTCCTGAATGGTCGGTGGACTTTCTGGAACGGTCTAGATTGTATCGGGCGCGAGCGTTTGCGCTTTGGCTTGTCGCGGCGGCGGGCGCGGTTGATGAGAACTCTGTCGGGGAATTGCGCGCCTTCTCCGCGGTCATTTGTTTTGCGGCGATGGTCGGTGACAGTTCGATAGGTCAAATGATCGGCGCTGTTTGCTGGCGGATCGTATTCGCCCGTCCGTTCGTTGAATGAGCGCACCCGAAGCGGCGGGTCGTGATCCAGATGGACTTTCTCATTGCCGAACAAAATACGGATATTTATTTCTGCGGCTTTCTTCGCTGACAGACATATCAAGTCAGTTACCGGATCAAGCTTAGCCGCCACGACTTGCCGACCAATGACAAGGTAGCGAACCGACCAAGGAATATGCGGCCTCGGCCTTTTCATCGGAACATGTCGAGCGTGTGCGGACACCTCGCCTCTTGTTTCGGTTCGCCAACGTCAAGTTCAAATGCCGTGCATTTTGGCACGCCATCAGGTTTGTAAGTCCATTCGGACGGATATTGCGGATCACCAATGTTGAACGCCATCGACCTTGCAAATATCTCGCATCCTAAATCGTTCGCCATGGCCTTGTCGTAGTCGTCACGCACCGCGCGCTCGCGGATGCAACGCTCACACCATTCTCCATAGAAAATATCTCCTCCGGTACCGTTGCTCGGCTGATAATTCCAGTTGGTACGTTCGGTTAGCGTCAGCAACTTCGGGTCTGTGCCATCGGCATACCAGCAGAGAATGGTCGATTCACCATAGGCTAAGTTTTCATTTTCAGCGTCGCGCCACCATGGCTCCGAGAATTTCAGCCGCGTGAACTCATAGCCTCCGGTTTCAGGAACGCCAGCATGGCGCATGATCTCGGCTAGAATAACCGTGCCATCTTTCGGTGCTTCGCTGATTGGTCGTTTCATACTGCCCGCCAAACTATAGCCCGCTTGCCGCTCGCGTTGGTCCGCCGTTCCCCGCTATCCACGATAGTCCCCTTGGCGCGGAGTTCGGCGCAACGGGGGCGGGCGGTCAGCACGGTATGGCCGAGCGCGGCTGCAACTTCATCCGCGGTCTGCGGCTTGCGGTTGATCTCGGCCAGGACTGCAGCGCGGATCGTTCCTGCGGTCACATCCATGGAACGGGCTGCGGCGCGGCTGGTGGTTGGTTCTTTGAAGCCGCAGCGTTGGGGGTAGATGAAAAGATCGTAGGTCATGCGGTTTTCCCGCCTTGCTTCTCGATGGTGGAGCGATTGACGCCGATCATTTCCGAACACAGATCAAGCACAGCGTTTTTCGACATGGTGAATTTCTCGCGGTCCATGGTGTGCAAGTCCTGTGACATTGCGGTGTAAACCCGAACCACATCGTTCTTGCGGACAACGATGGCGTATTCGTCTAGCTGGCCGGCGAGAGCTTCCAGGTTCTTCGCGTGGCGGATCGTCTCGCAGGCATACTCGCGCATATTGTAGAACTTGCATTTGATGAGCGCACGCTTCCGCAAGTGTTCGACAGTCGGATATTCGGTGCGTTGTTCGTCGGACAGGTTATCGTGGATGTCCTTGAGGCAAGCGAAGTAGTGGGCATGGCTGCGGCTGGAACGATCCTCGCGGACTTCGAGCCGGTACTTGTGGCCGTTGGCGTACTGGCGGCGGGCGCGAACAAGATAGGATTGCGTCGGGATCATCACTGAGTTCTCAGCATCCCAGATATAATCAATCGCTATGATGCGATCGCTCATCAGTCTCTCGGCGCGGCATAGTTAACGCTCTTGACCCATTCAGCGTCCATTGGACGGCCCGGAACGGTGAACGTCTCCAGCACTTTGTAGCCAGTCTTTGCGCTGTAGATCGGGTCTGATTCCGCTTCCTTTCGCGTAATTGCCCCCGGCATCCATTGCATGGCGATAATTTGATATTGATCGTTTCGCCATAGAACGAGCGTCCGC